TTCGACAGTTCGACGCTGCCGGTAAAGGTCCATGCTGACGATGGTTTTTTCATTTGTGCTTGCGGGGGGCATGTTTTAAAACCCTAGATGGCTCGGCGTGGAGTGCCAAGAGCTGCTCCTGTTCTGCGAGCTCGGCCACCACATCGGCATCATGTACCAATCCCAATCTTTCGACAATTTCAAGAATGCCGAGAGTGTAAGCAAACGTTTGTCGTACTTTTGGTCCCCCCTTGTCTAGTCGCATGACGCACTGAATTAGCCGGTCCGCTTCGGAGGAAAGAACGGGGTTTTGGCATCTGTTCGATGAATCGACAGCCTCGTCTGCGGACGAATTTCCCTTCTTTGGCCCCTTTCCGAGCACCAGCCAGACGGCGTTATAGCCAAACGCATCCTGCACGCCCACGGCGTATTCGAGCTTCAGCGACTGGATGGAGCCGTTCAGAAGCTGGTTGACCGTTCCCTTTGTCACGCCCATAACGCGCGCCAGCTCGACCTGATCGATGCCGACCTCGGTGAGCACGGTCTGGATTCTGGTTGATAAGTTCATGTGCAGAAATCTATACGCAAATCGGTATAGAGCGCTTGCCTTCTGCGGTACAGTGCCCTATACTGAGTCCAGACCTAAAGGAGTGAGCATGAACATGACCAAGCAGCAGGCGATCGAGATTTTCGGTAATGGTGCCGCTCTCGCTCGCGCACTGGGAATTTCGCGGGGAGCGGTTTGGCAATGGAAGGCCGACCTTGACCAGAAACGAACGGCGATGGTGATTGGCGCTGCGGTTCAGATGGGTAAGACAGTGCCGGCGAGCTTTATCGCTGAACCCGAACAAGCTGCGGCGTAGATCGCGGTTACGGCCAACACGGTTACGAGGATTCATTTTCATGAGGTAGCTATGGCTAGACGTGCTCAGTTTCGAACGGAAATCAGGACTCGACTTGACGACCGGCTTTACGAAGGAATCCAGGCCTATAAGACGCTCAACCGTCTAGCTAGTGACTCGGAAGCTCTCAATCGAATCGTGGACTTGTTTTTGTTTGGGACTGTTGGCAGTTTGCCGGCGAATCTCATAGCCGTCAGCGCTGAGGTGTCTCAGATGGAGACGGTGGAGGACGCATGAAAGACGGTAATACGCTCCTGGCGGCCGAGATTCCGGTCCCAGAAGCGGAAAAATTACTCTTCGATGCAATACGCAGGGGTTTGGATATACAGGTTTTGATCGGGTATCACGTGCTGCGAAGCGCTTACGGCGTATCTCACCCGATAGTTGCAAGTTTTGAAGCGTCTCACCGAGGGATGCTTCTAGATGAAAAATAGTAGTACTTACCGCGCCGAAGTCAGAGAGGCGTAACCGGGTTCTCCGAACACCCGGGCGGTAGCAGGATCGATCGAGGGGAGACGGCTAGAAACGGCGCGACTCGATTGAAAGGCATAGCGCGTACCAAATGCCAACCGTGGGAACGAACGTCTAGAGCGGGGTAGGGGTTGCTAGCAGGCGACCGACAGTCTGGACAACTTGTGGGGCTGCTATCCGCCACGAGGCCTGGTTACTGACCGGCACGTTTTGGAATCGGAGTTTTCTCCGTGGGTAGGGGGAACTCTGCCCGGTTCCCTAAAACCCCGCCGTCAGGAGAGTAGTTAGTAGGTAGGTATTCCGTGTGCGCGAGGCGCGCCGGCAAAGAGAAAGGGGCCTGAAGCGCTGCGAACGCGACAGACCCCGAATCCACAACGACTGACAAGGAGTCGAAGCAGATGACAGATTTTAGCACCATCGACGGAATGCTCAGGCCGTATCAGAGAACCGCTATCGCCAATCTCCGCAAAGCCCTGAAGGCGAAGGTGGAGCGGCTGATGGTCTATTCGCCAACGGGAAGCGGGAAGACGATCATGAGCGTAGGGCTGGTCCAGTTCGCTCGCCTCAAAAACAAGCGAGTCGGGTTCTTCGTGAACCGCGAGCACCTTGTTAATCAGACATCCAGCGTGTTCCGTCGATACGGGATTCAGCACGGCATATTGCAGTCGACGAACACTTGCCGGACCTATGAGCATGTGATGATCTGCTCGATTCAGACTGTCGCATCACGCGGGATTCCGGAAAATCTTGATTTCATCATCATCGATGAGGCGCATTGCGTCCCCGGGTCCAAGGATTACAAGGAAATCATTCGGAATTTCGCAGGGAAGCCCGTTATTGGCCTGAGTGCCACGCCGTTTTCGAAGGGGCTGGGTCAGCACCATGACGAGCTTGGTGGCCCGCTATTCGAGGACATGATCGTTGCATCGGACATCAGCAGCCTGATCGCTCAGGATTATCTGGTGGACTGCGATATCTACGCACCGTCCGAGCCGGATATGGCCGGCATAAAGCAGAGCCGTAACAGGTTCGGTGAGGTTGATTATTCCGATACAGACGTTGGCCGTGCGGCGGACAAACCGGAGCTGATTGGCGACATCGTTTCGCACTGGTTCAAGTTGGCACGGAACACGTCAACGGTCGTCTTCGCCTCGAACATTGCTCATAGCAAGCACATCGTTGAGCAATTCTGCGCCGCTGGGGTGAAGGCGGAGCACATCGACTGCTACGACGACTCGGACGAGCGGCGCGCAGTTCTGAAGCGATTCGAAACGGGTGAGACAAAGATCATCAGCAATTCCGCGCTTCTGGCGGAAGGCTGGGACGCTCCCTTCTGCGAAACGCTGATTCTTGCCCGTCCGACCAAGAGCCTGATTCGCTATATCCAGATGGTCGGCCGCGTTCTTCGGCCGCACGAAGGGAAAGAGAAAGCGCTGGTTCTGGACCATTCCGGCACTGTGAAGCGGCTCGGGTTCCCGACAGACGATCTTCCGCTCTCACTCGACGACGGTAAGCCGCGCACGTCGAAGAATCAGTCGCAAGAAAAGGAAGTCCCGCTTCCGAAGGCATGCCAGTCGTGTTCGTTCATGAAGCCGGTAAAGGTTCATAAGTGCCCGTCGTGCGGATTCGAGCCGGAGCGCCAGTCTGATGTCGAAGTGCTAGACGGCGAACTGGCGCTGATGAAGAAGACCAAGAAAGCAACGGCTTTGGACAAGCAAAGCTTCTATTCGGAATTGCTTGGTCTTTCAGCGATTCGGGGATACTCGGATGGCCGCGTCGCACATCTATATCGCGATAAGTTTGGCGTTTGGCCGCGCGGTCTGGATCGGTTCGCTGTTGAGCCAAGCCAAGAGACGAAAGATTTCGTGACTTACTGCAATCTCAGACATTTCAAGAACAAGGGGTTCAAGCGTGAATCCTAAACGCCGGACGGTCGATGAGGCTCAGGGCCGGTGGCGCGACATCCTGCTGTCACTCGGGGTTGAAGCGAAGTTTTTGCAGAAGGGACACACGTCATGCCCGATCTGCAATGGGGGTAAGGACCGGTACAGATTCACCGACTGGGAAGGGAAGGGAGGCTGGATTTGTAACCAGTGCGGTAGTGGTGACGGGGTGGATTTGCTTCAGAAGACATACGGCTGGGACTGGAAGCGAACCATGTGCGAGATAGACCGGGTGATTGGAACGGCAAGGCTTCGCCCGGTCCAGGACAAAGAGAACGAAGGAGAAGTAAAGGTGCGAATCCGGCGAACGCTGGAAAGCGCCAGGCACGTCGAAAAGGGTGATCCGGTATGGACCTACTTGAACCGGCGGACAGGGATAGAGCGTGCGCCGCGCGACCTCTGGTATCACCCGGCATTGTGGCACTCGGACGAGAAGCAGAAGTTCCCGGCGATGTTGGCAGTCATGCGATACGCGAACGGTGACGGCGCATCGGTACATCGAACGTACCTGACGCCAGACGGCAATAAGGCGCCGATCGAGAAGGCGAAGAAGTTGATGCAGGGCCTGCCGATAAATGGCTCATGCGTGAGGTTGAGCGGAATAGCCCCGGTGATTGGAATAGCGGAAGGGATCGAGACGGCGCTAGCGGCCTCGGTGATGTTTGGGCTCCCTGTCTGGTCAGCGTCGAACGCTTCTGTAATGGAAAAGTGGGAACCGCCGCAAGGCATTCGAGAGGTGGTGGTATGTGCAGACAACGATCTGAGTTACACGGGGCAGGCGGCGGCGTTCTCTCTGGCGAAGCGGCTGATGTTGAAGGGAATCGAGGCGTCGGTACGGATTCCGCCTCAACCGGGGATGGATTGGGCGGACCTAAGAACTGCAGATCATGCCGCCATACCAGTGTGAAGCCCGGGCACAAGCCGATGTACCGGTTGGGATATAGGAATTGCGTTTGGCTGGCGGAGTGGCATTTCGTGAATGGGAACGGAAGCTGTGAACGATGGGAACAAAAATGACTAGGTCGCCGAGCGCACTCACCGCCGAGCTGCTCAAGAAAGACGGGTGGATCGTGTGGACTGTCGAGAGGTTCATACCTGGCGCAAACATCCGAGTCGATCTATTCGGGATTCTGGACCAGATAGCGATCAAGGACGGCGAAGTACTCGGATTACAGCCGACCAGTTGGAGCAACGTTCCGGCGCGGGTGAAGAAGATAGCCGAGTCGGACCATATTGCCGAAGTCAGGAAATTGGGTTGGACGCTGCAGGTGATTGGCTGGAAGTGGGACGCGAAGGCAAAGGAATGGCGTCATCGCATTGTCGACGTGAGCTAAAGGATCAGTCATGGCATTCGCACGCAAGCCGGGTACTGGAGATTTCGGGACGAGGCTCAAAGCCGAGCGCGTTCGCCGTGGATTCGGGCTTCGCGATTTTGCGGCGCAGGTGGGAGTTTTCCCTAGCACGATATCGGCCATTGAGAACCGCGGTGCAATGCCGAAATTCTTAATCGTGGTGGAAATGGCTCAAGTGTTGGAATGCTCAATCGATTATTTGGCAGGTCTTGAAGACTAAACGGGGGAAGGGATGAGTAAAAGATGGACTGAGCGGGAAGACGATATCTTGCGGGCGTTCTGGAAAACGAATGAGCCGTTCTCTGATGCGATGCGGCTCCTGCCGGGGCGCACTGAGGCAGCAATCCGGATGCGCGGTCAATGGATCGGGGCTGGACATCGCAAGCCCGGTCCAAAGCCGCAGGTCGAAAAATGCGTGATCAAGTTGCTGAAGAACCATGCTCCGCTGAGTTCATTCGAAATGGGCGAAATGCTGCTATGCGATCGGCGTCTGGTCGATCAGCACCTACGCAAGTTGCGCGCAAAGAAGCGAATCTACATCGCCAGCTATATCGAGACACGCAACGGCAAGCTTTCACGCCGGTTCGCGATGGGTAATGAGCCTGACATGCCATATCCGCCGAAATCGCAGCGTGCCGGCATTCCTACGGCGATTGTTGCCAGCAAGCCGGTAAAGAAGAACGCCATCCAGATTGATCCAATCACGGCAGCTCTGTTCGGGAGGCCAGCATGAAATCCAAGCGCAACGTCTATCTGACGGCTCAGATTCTCAATGGCTTGCTTGAGAGGCCGCAGACGAACGCAGAACTGGCCGAACGGTTCGGAGCTAACCCTGAGACTGTCCGCAAGCGGCTGGCGCGTCTGAAGGACGAAGGGCTAGTCCATATCGCTGAATACCGCATCAGCGAACTTCGAACGAATCAGCCTACGAAAGTATTCGGCCCGGGATCGGGGCAGGACGCGCAGCGCATCACGAAATGCGAACTTGAAATGATCGCGCGAAAGACTGCTCAGGTGAGCAAGTTCGTTCCCCTGCGTGATCCGTTCATAGCTGCATTCTTCGGGGCGGCAGCATGATCCCCGCCGACTTCGACGCCCTTTGGATCGCGCTCGGCATCAAGCGCCGAGACTGGACCAAGCCAGTTCAGCAGGAGCAGAAATGAATCTCACCGAATGGATTCCATGCGCGACACCGCCAATCCGAGAGGGCTGGTATGACGTGGAGATTATTTACCAGAACGGAGCGGACGAAAAGAACCGTCGCTATTACTGGAAGCTCGGCGACTTTCGGTTGAGCGATCGCGACATGCTTCGTGCGCCGATCATCTACGAAATGGACCGTTGGCGCGGTCTGACGGAGGAGCAGAAATGACCATCGGCGTTCTCACTGCAATAGCGTTTACGACGGCATGCGTGCTAGGGACAAGGCGAATCGGCGCTCGGGACTGGCAATTTTCGGCAATTTACGCGCTCATAGCGTGCTCGTATTGGATGGGGGTGATGTCGTGAGCGTACTCAATGGTCGGGAACAGTTCGAAAAGTTTTATCGAGAGGCCGGCGGATGCCTTCTGGCGTCGGTGAAGGAAGCGCATTGGAGAACGTGGCTCGCGGCGCAGGTCGCGCTGCTTGAGGCGCATGGTCCGGCCGTTGAAATGCGTGTGCTGCCTAGTCGGATGGCGATGCAGGAGCCGGAATGAGCGACGAAAGCGAGATCAACATCTTCCGTGCGCTCGACTTCATGAGGGATAACGCGACGGCTCTCGCAAAGGCCAAGGCCGAACGTGTCTACCTCGAAGAGTTTAGGAAGAGCCAGAAAGCGCTGATGATGCAGCAGGCTGAGACGGGAGGCCACAAGACGACCGCAGCGCAGGAGCGTGAAGCATATGCCAGCGACGAGTATTGCGCGCTGCTGGAATCGCTTCAGACGGCCGTAGAGACGGAGGAGCGGCTCCGCTGGCTGATGGTGGCTGCTCAGGCTCGGGTAGAGGTATGGCGCTCCATCGGAGCAAACCAACGGGCAGAAGCGAGGGCGCTATGACAGCCGCAGCCGAACGACTTCACATTGCGCGCGTGAAGGAACTCGACTGCGCCGTATGTGGCACGCATGGCCCGAGCGATGCGCATCACATTCTCGCCGGCCGCACGCCAGGAAGGAAAAGCCCAGGATTCTGCGTGATTCCGTTGTGCAAAGACTGCCACCAGGGAAGTTTCAACGGAATCCACGGTCAGCGGCGCATGTGGGAAGTGGTGAAGGTAAGCGAACTAGATTGCCTCGCGGCAACGATCGAACGACTTTACGGTGGAAGAAAATGACCGAAGAAAACCAAGAATTGCATTTGTTCTGCCTCCGCTGGGCCGAGTGGCACCGTTCCAGGCGCCTATTCGCGCCTCCTGTGCCAGCCAACATCCTTGCACGCATGCGCGGACCAGCCGGAGGCGGCGAAGTGCCTGACGCTCTGCTGAGCGCGAACCTGAGCTATTTCAATCTATCCGTTCTCGCACAGAAGGAAAGCCAAGCGAAATTCATCTTCTATCTCTTTTACCTGCACCGCGCCAAGAACATCAAGGCAATCGCGCATGAGATGGGATTCTCGACATCGTATTTCTACCGGCAGCTTCGGACGTTCAGAGCCGAGGCGCACCGAGCTTATCGCGCTATGCTGAATGGTCAGCCGGTGATGGAGCAAGAAGAGGAAATGGCGTGAACCGTTTGTGTTCACATCACGCTAGTTCACACATACCCTCTTAAAACGTACAATTTTGCTAGATTGAGTTTTTGCCTTCACGCTGTGCCACCGCTATCCCCGTAGCTGACTGATGGAAAGACATCCCATCTCCTCTCCTGCGAATCCCCCGCAGGTTTAGCCCGCCCTGCGCGGGCTTTTTCTATTCGGAGCCGGAAATGCGCTGCTGGTGGTGTGCTCGCAAGTTGCGGACACCCGATGAGCGCTGCTGCGAACCGAGCGATAAGGCGAACCTGTAATGGACAATGACTTCACCCGCCCACGCCTAAAGCCGCGCATTCGATACAAGTGCGGCCGATGGGAAATGGACAGATGGGTTGGAATGGACGGCGGCCGTCTTTATCCGCGAATCGCCATCTCGGCTACAGACTTTCGGAAAGCGGCCGAATATTTCAGGTCAATTGCGCAAAAAGAGGCGTACTGAGCCAATGATCGAAGCCATCACCAAGAAGCAAGTCGCCATCGTGTCATTTGATCGCGAGCTGAAGAACGCAAAGCTGCTGGACGATCTTGGCCACCCAGCGCCGCGTGTCGTGACCTACCAAGTGACGCTCGACCCGGCTCGTCTGTCGCCTGAAGGACAGTTCGTGCGCTTCGGACAATGGAGCGATGGACTTGGCGCTGGTGACGAAATGACCGGCTGGATTCTGCTGGACGATTTGACGATCGAAGAAATCCTCGCGGAGCACGACGGCGAGCTATTCAGACCTTATGTAGTTGAAAGCGCCGTGCGCGCAGCTTAGGAGAATAAATTGACAACCATCGCGAAGCTCATGGGTTCCGGAGTGCCGGCAGCCCAAGCACAGGCAACTACCGCCGGCGTTCCCGCATCGGGATTGACCGCCGCAGGCACCACGCAGGCGAACGCAACAGCGATTACCAGCGACTTCAGTGTCTTCTCGACCGTCCCCGCTTCGTCTGGCGCGCGCCTTCCCGTGGCGAATGCATCGTCGATGTGCGGGCTTGCCGGTGACATCTATGTCGTCGTCAACGCTTCCGCAACAGCAATGCTCGTTTATCCCCCGACCGGTGGCAGCTTTGTCAACGCCGCAGCCTCAGCTTCTCTCGCTGGCGGCAAGACAGGCGACTTCTATTGCCTGGGCGGCAACGTCTGGGCGCCGAGCGTCGGCGGCTGATCATGACCATCTCAGCAGAAGCCCGCGAATGGGCTATCGAGCAGATCAAAGCGCACGGGGAATACTCGTCGCTCGACGATCTGCTCCAACAGGCTGAGACGCTGGCGCAGAAGTATGTGAAAAGCGATGGAAACCAGTAAAGAAGGAAAAGTTACAGGCCGGAAGCCGCCCAACGCAGGCAAGGGACGGCCTAAAGGCTCGCTGAACAAGTCGACCGTGGCTGTAAAGGAAGCGCTCGCAGAGGCATTCGATGGAATCGGCGGTGTCGAGAGCCTGAAAGTATGGGCTGGAGAGAATCCGACCGCTTTCTACCAGCTTTGGGGGAAGATGCTTCCTCTCCAGGTCGCGGGCGATGAGCAAAATCCACTCACAGTCGTGCAACGGATCATCCTGGAGCCGCTGAGTGACAACAGCCAGGATTCAGCTTCCTCCTAAGCTAATCCCTGTCTTCAGTGGCAGGGCGGACATACGCGGGGCATACGGCGGCCGGGGATCAGGTAAGACGCGATCCTTCGCCAAGATGAGCGCCGTTCGCGCCTATATGTGGGCGATGGAAGGCCGCGAGGGGATCATCCTCTGCGCTCGGCAGTTCATGAACTCGCTAGATGACTCGTCGCTAGAGGAAGTGAAGGCGGCGATTCGGTCTGAGCCGTGGCTAGAAGCGTTCTTCGAGATCGGCGAGAAGTACATCCGCACGAAAGACGGGCGCATCTCATACAAGTTCGCCGGGCTAGATCGCAGCATCGACAGTGTGAAGTCGAAGGCGCGCATTCTGTTGTGTTGGGTGGACGAGGCCGAGCCAGTCACCAACATGGCATGGTCGACGCTGATCCCGACCCTGCGCGAAGAGGTTAGCGAACTGTGGGTGACGTGGAACCCAAGGCGCAAGGGTAGTCCGACCGATCTGCGCTTCAGGCGCGTGAAAGACCCGCTGTTCAAGATCATCGAACTGAACTGGCGTGACAATCCGCGCTTTCCTTCCGTGTTGCAGCGTGCTCGTCAGCGTGACTTAGCGAACCTGCCGGAAGAAGAGTACGACCATATCTGGGAAGGCGCATACGGCAACATCGCCGGGTCGATCCTTGGTAAGTGGGTCAGCGCCGCAGAGCGCGAAGGCCGGATCAGCGAAGAGATTGAATACGACCCATTGGGCGCGCCGATTGAGATCAGCAGCGACTTGGGGTTCCGCGATACGGCCTCATGGTGGTACTGGCAGCGCCTGCCGGGTGGATTCAACCTCGTCAAATACGAAGGTGATTCAGGGCTGGATGCTGAGGACTGGATTCCACGCATTCAGCAGAGCATCACCGACATGGGCGCCAAGCTCGGAAAGATATGGCTGCCGCACGATGCGCGGGCCAAGACGTTCCAAAGCAAGCACACGAGCATGGAGCGGTTTCTAGCGGCGTTTGGCGGCGGCAAGGTCGATGTCGTGCCGCAGACCAAGAAACTTGACCAGATCAGCGCAGCTCGCGCGGTCATCCCGAAATGTGCATTCAACCGTACCGCATGTGAAGCCGGGCTAGATGGCCTTGGCGCGTGGGAATACGAGTGGAATGACGACACGGGCGTGTTTTCGAAAGAACCGCTGCACAACTGGGCCTCGCATCCATCTGACGCGTTCGCATATGGCGCGCAGGTGATGAGCGAGGCGGAATACATCGCACCCAAGCATGAGCCTGACTGGGCCAATTTCGACGCCAGCGAGACGCTAAACGACGTTTGGGAAGATCACATGCGGCAAGTATCGAATCATCGGAGGCTGTAATGGCATCGAGCATTAGCGGCGGCGGCGTTCTGTTCAGCGCGAGTAAGAATGTCAACGCAATCCCCGGTCAGACGTTGATTGGCATCTTCGTCTCGAGCACGACATCCGGCACGGTGGCTGTCTACGACAGCAATGCCACGTCGACGGCCACGAAGCTGATTGACACAGTGCTATTGCCGGTTGGCTTCACGCCGATGCACCTCGCCGCAGGCCAAGGCCATTACATCGTGGTCGGCGGCACGATCAGCGCAACAGCGATCGTCGGCTGATGACTACCCTTGCGAAGCTGATGGGGTCGGGCGTACCCGGCGCTCAGGCACAGAACACGACCGCAGGCCTTCCCGCGCTCAACCTCACGGCTGCCGGCACGACCCAAGCTAACGCAACCCTGATCAGCAACGACTTCAGCGTGTTCTCGAACGTGCCTGCGTCGTCTGGTGTTCGGCTGCCGGCGCAAAACATGGTCAGCATGACCGCAGTCGCCGGCGACATATACGTCATCGTCAATGCTTCGTCGACGCCGATGCTGGTATATCCGCCGATTGGCGGTAGTTTCCTCAATGCGGCTGCATCTGCATCGCTTGCAGGCGGACAGACGGGCGACTTCTACTGTCTCGGAAACAATGCGTGGGCGCCTAGTCTCGGCGGCGGTGCGTCAATCTTTGCCGAAGACGATTTCATTGGGACGGCCGGCACGTTTGTCGAATCACGACCGACGAACATCGGCAACAAGACATGGACCACGAACGCGGCTGGCGCTTTCACGCTGAACGGCAGCGGAAAGGCTCAGGCGGCTATTCAAGTGAACGCCAATGCCAACGTCTTCGATGCTGGCGTGTCGGATTTCACCATCACGTGTCCGATGTCATCGTTCACGCCGGATGGCAATCTGTGCGTGATCGCAGTCATGATGTTCCGTTACGTGGACGCGGGCAATAACTGGGGTATCCAGGTTGATCCGCGCTATAACCGCGTCACGCTCTACAACAAGCAGGGCGGCACGCAGTTCGATCAGGCGTACATCGCGGACGCAACTGTAATTAATAACGCCATCACGGCTGTTCGCGTGGATTGCGTTGGCCAAAACATCACGATTTGGGTAAATGGCGTCCAGATTTCGTCGATCGTGTCGACGCTATTCCAGACAGCGACCAAGTGCGGTATTTACATGGGCGTCAATGGACCATCTGGCGGCAACGCAACGTGGGGCCCGATAAAGGTTCAGTCGCTGGTAGGACTCAATTACAACTGGCCCGTCTTTACGGCGCTCGCGGCAAATGCTGGCGCTCCGGTTATTGCCAAGGGTTCGGCCGGCACATGGGACGCAACGGACATCGCCAATCCCGAGCCGTTCTTCGATGCCGTGAACAATCGATGGGCCATGCTGCTGTCTGGTTATACGGCGGCCGCGCATGTGACGAATGGGAATGCAGCAAATTCAAACATCCTGAACCTCGGGTTGTGGACATCGACGACCATTGATGGGCCCTGGACAGCTGACGTTTCGAATCCGGTAATGCTTGCGAACGGGACAGACGGATTCTTCTCATTCAATGGTGGCGCGGTTCAGATCGCCGGCACGACATATCAGGCGTACGTCTCTGATAACGGCACGACAATCCGGTGGGCGACGAGCACAGACTTGCACACGTGGACGCGAGTCGGTCTGATCTGCAGCGCGACTGTGCCGGCTTCGAATAACTTCTGGCGCAATCAGGGCGTTTTCGATCCGATGCTGCGTGTTCGTCAGGGGAGCACGGTCATTGAAATGTGGTGCGCTGGCCTCGGCGGCGATGGCGTGAAACGGTTCGGCTTGCTCACGTCAAGCGACTTGGGCGCGACGTGGGTCGATCAGACAGGGACCATCCCTGCTGTTCTGCCGCCTGTCGGGCTGTTCCGCAATGACTCGGCTGGTGAACCATCGGTCTACGTGCCGCCCGGGAAAGAAGGCCAGCAATACCTGATCTCATTCGACTACGTTCCGCAAACGCAGACAGGCAATCCGCCTATTGGCCGGTTCATCGGACAGGGGATTTCACTGGATGGCGGCCTGACGTGGGCGTTCCGCATTGCTGCTGGAGTGCCGGGCGCCTATGCGTGGGAAAACTTGCAGGTCTTCGATTCATTCGTGGTCGATGTAGGCGACGGAACGCTTCGCCTATTCCACAGCGGCGCGAATGTCTACGGCCCGTCTCTCGGATTGAATATCCAGATTGGCCAACAGAATGCCCCGTGGTCAAGCTCTAGCCTGGTGAAATAATGGCACAACCAACGCGTTCGCCCGAAGTAGAGCGCTACCTAGGCTATATCACGGCCTACGATAAGACGTTCAACAAGTGGACGGACCGCTCGACAAAGATCACGAAGCGCTACCGCGACGACGCGAAGGAATACACCTGTGGCAGCGAGTCCGCACGCTTCAACATCCTATGGGCCAATGTACAGACACTGGTTCCAGCAACCTTCAGTCGCCTACCGCAGCCCGACGTATCCCGTCGTTTCAGAGATAGCGACCCTGTCGGGCGTGTAGCTTCACTCTTACTTGAAAGAGCGCTGGAATTTGAAGTGCGCCATTACCCGGATTACCGGGAGGCGATGAAGAACAGCGTCCAGGATCGATTCCTGTGCGGGCGTGGCGTGGCATGGGTGAGATATGCGCCGGTCACGAGCGTGCAGGAGCCGCTGTCCGAGGACGAATACGGCGATGACGATGCGGTGATCGAGGGCGCCGGCGCGGAACAGATCACAGACGATCAGCCACTTGAGCAGATTGACGACGAGACATCGCCGGTCGACTATGTGCATTGGAAGGATTTCGGCCATTCGGTCGCACGGACATGGGAAGAGGTTACATGCGTATGGCGTCGCGTCTACCTTTCCTATTCGAAGCTCTGCGAGCGCTTCGGCGAAGAAACGGCCATGCGTGTGCCTCTCGATGCGACGCCGGGCGCAGAGGGCTATGGCGAGTCGAAGATGGCGACCGGCCAAGAGCAGATGAACAAGCAGGCATGCGTCTATGAGATTTGGGACATAGAGACGCAGAAGGCCGTCTGGCTGTCGAAGTCCGTGGGGCAGTTGCTTGACGAGAAGGACGATCCGCTCGGCCTCGAAGGCTTCTTCCCATGCCCGAAGCCGCTGCTCGGCACGACGACCAGCGATACGCTCGTTCCGGTCCCTGACTTCATCCAGTATCAGGACCAGGCGAACGAGCTCGATGTCATCAGCGATCGCATCGACGGGCTGATTAAGGCGCTCAAGGTGCGCGGCGTGTACAACGCCGAGTTCAAGGAATTGCAGCGGCTGTTCACGGAAACGGGAAACAACGACCTAATCCCGGTCAAGAGCTTTGCAGCGTTCGCTGAGAAGGGCGGATTGAAAGGCGCTGTCGACATCATTGACCTTGGGCCGATCGCACAGGCATTGCAGATCGCATTCGAGGCGCGCGAGAACGTCGTCCAACAGATTTACGCGCTGACCGGTATTGCCGACATCATGCGCGGCGAGACTGACGCGGCAGAGACGGCGACGGCTCAGGGTATCAAGGCACGTTTCGGCGCGGTACGGCTGCGCACGACTCAGGAAGACGTTGCGATCTACGCGACTGAACTGTTGCGCCTCAAAGCACAGGTCATTTGCGGCAAGTTCAGCGATCAGACGATCCTTCAGATGGCGTCCGCCGGACAGTTGCTGCCCGAAGATCAGCAACTCGTGCCGCAAGCGCTCCAGATGCTGCGCAACAAGGTGCTGCGCTCGTTCCGGATCGAGGTCGACGCTGACTCTCTGGTGCAGATCGACGAGGACGCGCAGAAGCAGGACCGTATCGAGTTCGTCGAGATGGTCAGCAAGTTCCTTCAGCAAGCCGTCCCGGCCGCGCAGGCGACGCCTGAATTGGCACCCGTGCTGGTCGAAATCCTCAAGTTCGGCGTGTCAGCGTTCAAGGCCGGCAAGACGCTGGAAGGGATGATCGACAACGCCGCGGAGACGCTGACGAAGCAGCTTCAGGCGCAGGCCGGACAGCCCAAGCCGCCTCCGATCGAAATCCAGAAGGTTCAGGCTGAGTCGCAAGCGCGCATCCAAGAGAAGCAGGCCGGTGCGCAGATCGACATGCAGATGGAGCAGGGGCGCAATCAGATTGAGCAGGCCAAGATGCAGCAGCAAGGCCAACTTGAAATGCTGAAAGCGCATCTCGCGCAACAGACGGCCAATGCCGAGCAGGAAGCCCAAGCGCGCCAGGCGACGCAAGAGCAAGTGCTTGAAATGCATCGGGACCAGATGAAGGCCGAGCAAGAGCAGCGTTTGGAGCAGATGCGCATGATGATGGACGCGCAGAAATCCGAGATGCAGGCGCAGATGCAAGTGCTGATTGCTCACCTGAACAACGCCCGCGCCATCGAAGTCGCGGAAATCTCCGCTGAAACCACTCTCGACGCAGCGCAGATCAGCGCGGCGCGTACAGCCGAATCCGGCGAATAACCCATGCCTCTCTACGCAACGAAATGCCAGTCCTGCGGCAGGGACGATGCCGTGTATCGCTCTGTTGCCGAGCGCGACAAGGATATTCCCGAGTGCAACGAATGCGGCGGGGAGGTGCAGCGCGTCGTCAGCGCTCCCTTCGTGGCGGCCGACATGTCGCCATATCGCTCGATGATTACCGGTGAAATGATCTCTTCCCGATCGCATCATCGCGCACACCTGAAGGCGCACAACTGCATCGAGATTGGCAATGAAACGAAGTACCTGAAGCCAAAAGAAAAGATCGACCTTACGCCCGAGTCGAAGAAAGCGCGTAAGCAAAAGATCATCGACCAAGTCAACGCGCTTAAATAAGCCACGGAGAAACCATGGGAACCCGCAGAGAAGATTTAGCAGAAGCGCTGGAAGCGATCGACCAATCGGTAACCGACGCGCCGGCCGATCCGGTGCATGAGGTTGTAGTCGATGCGCCGAGCGTCGAGAACATCAGCGCCGAGCCGGTAGAGAACGAAGGCCGGTCGCGTGATGAATCGGGCCGCTTCGCTCCGAAAGCACCTGTCGCGCCGTCTGCGGATGCTGTAGCAGGCGTCGAGGCGCAGCCGGTAGCAACAGAGCGCCCCGAGCCGCCGAAGTCATGGAAGGCCGATCAGCGCGCCCATTGGGACAAGCTTGATCCCGAAGTCGCGAAGTACATCCACCAGCGCGAGCAGGAAAGCCAGCGCGGATTCGATGACTACCGCGCGAAGGTCGAGCCGATCGTTCAATCAATCCAGCCGCATCTCGACGAACTTCGCCATCAGGGCGTCCAACCGGAAGTGGTTGTCCGCGATCTGCTCTACACCCGCAAGTTGCTTGCGACCGGCGACGAGGCGACGAAGATTCAAACGCTGGTGAATGTGGCTCATGCAGTCGGCATCCCGCTCCAGCAGATGTTGCAGCAAAGCGCGGCATTGCCGCAGCACATGCAACATCACATCGATCCGAACGTGATGGCAGCGCAACAGCGCGCACGCGATCTGGAAAACCAGATGTCGCAGTACCAGAACCAGCAACACGCACAGATTCAGGCGGCTGCGGTGGCCGAAGTCGAAAACTTCAGGTCATCGCATCCGTATGTAGATCAATTGGGACCGGAGATGCAGCGCCTGCTACAAGCGGGCATGGCTACGGATCTTGATAGCGCCTATTCGAAGGCGCTCCGCTTGAACGACGAACTTTTCACGAAGCATCAGGCGACACAACGCGATGCAGCGGAGAAGCAACGTCGGATCGAGGCGGATAAGGCAGCGAAAGCAGCCAAAGCGAACGCAGTCAGCACGCGGACGGCCACACCCGGCGCAGTCGCGGCAACGACAGGCGGGGCACCGAAAGGACGGCGAGCGGCACTGGAAGAATCCTTCGACCAAGCGACCGCAAGCCGTATTTGATTTCACTGATAGGAGCGACACATGGCATTCGCCAATGGAGCAATCAGCGACATCATCGCCACGACCATCCAATCTCGTAGCGGCGAACTCGCTGACAACGTAACAAACAACAACGCCCTGCTCATGGTTCTGCGTGAGCGTGGGAATGTCCGTCCGTTCGGCGGCGGTAACGTGATTTTGGAAGAAATCATGTACACCGACGCGACGACGACCAACGTCAACTCGTACTCGGGCTACGAAGTTCTGAACATCGCGCCGAACAGCCCGATTTCGGCGGCTCAGTTCTCGATCCAGCAGTACGCGGCGGCTGTGACCATCTCGGGTCTGGAAATGCTTCAGAACTCGTCGAAAGAGGCAATCATCGACCTGCTCGATTCGCGTATGGACATCGCCGAATCGCAACTGATCAACCGTATTGCGGCCGACATCTATCTCGATGGCACGGGCAATAGCGGCAAGAACATCACCGGTCTGGCTGCGGCTATTCCGGATGCGCCGACCTCGGGCACGTATGGCGGTATCAATCGCGCATCGTTCGCCTTCTGGCAATCGCAGGTGTTCTCGGGTACGACCAACGGCGGTGCTGCTGTCTCTGCTGCGAACATCCAGAACTACATGACGCAGCTCGCTCTCAAGGCGGTTCGCGGTCGTGACCGTATGGACCTGTTTGTTGCTGATAACAACTACTACTCGATGTACATCGCATCGATGGTTGCTCAGCAGCGCGTCATGAGCGACGGCAACACGAAGCTCGCAGGCGCTGGCTTCCCGGCTGTCAAGTTCTACGGCGGCGGCATGGCTTCGGATGTCGTGCTTGATGGCGGTATCGGCGCCAACGCGACGGCGAATCACATGTGGGGTCTCAACACGAAGTACATCTCGTTCCGGCCGCACCGTGACCGCAACTTCGTGCCGATCGGTGGCGAGCGTCAGGCAGTCAACCAGGATGCGGTCACCAAATTGATCGGGTGGGCCGGCAACTTGACGTCCCGTGGTCCGCAGTTCAGCGGAGTTTTGATCGCGTGATTATGCGGGGTTTACTCGCATAAATGGTAAAATATCCTAACTAACCCTTAGGAGTTTTCCATGCCCGGCGGTAGACCCCCTGTCGATCCTGTTAAGCGATTTCTGGACAAAGTGAAGCAAGTCGAATCTGGTTGTCATGAGTGGCAAGCGGGTTTGGCTCGCGGTGGCTACGGTAAGTTCATGGATGAAAATCACAGGACACTTACCGCCCATCGCGCCTCTTACGCGTTTTTCAAGGGAACCATTCCTAATGGGATGGTCGTCATGCATAGATGCGACAACCGGCTGTGCGTCAACCCCGAGCATCTTGCTTTGGGTAGCTTGGCCGACAACGTTGCAGATATGGATGCGAAGGGCAGGCGAGGCACCAAAAGCCGGTTTACGCGGGCACAAGTCGCGGAAATCTTGGATTTGTTGGAAGCCGGCGCTAGTCAACAAGAGGTAGCGGATAAGTTCGGCGTTCATCAGACGACTATCAGCAGAATCGATCTCGGCAAGACAACCAAATTCAAGGAGCAGTGAAATGCCAGCTTTCTCAGTCACTCCCCAGATCGGCTTCGATCTGATTAACACGATCCTTGCAACCGACATTGCATCGGGCGCTCGGACTGTGCCCGTCAACCTCGGCGAGCAAGTCTTCGGCAGCAACGGCTTGCGCTACGTCTTTGGCAAGGCCAATGCTTCGATCACTGCATCCACGACCGCTTGCACGGTCGACCCGGTGACCTTCCTCGTGACGGCATCGGCGGGCGCATACACGTCGCCGGCAACCAACATGTCGACCGGCGATTACGGCTGGTTCTCGAAGGCATCGGTCTAACAGTTTCTCCCGTGGCACCTTTGGGGCGTCTATATGGCGCCCCTTTTTTTGGAGCTTGAAATGAATCTGACCCAAGAGATGAAGGATTTCGTGCATCTGATGGCGCGCGCACTGGCGAAGGTGAATGGTTCTTTGAATCCGATCCCGTTTGCCGACACGGTTCTAGAACATGCCGTCGCAGAAGCAGCCAAGCCTGTCGAAGCGGTGAAGACAGAAGTCGAGGCTGTAGTCGCATCGGTTGAAACGCCGGCCGCATAACAAGACATACCCACGGAGAAAAGCATGTACCAAGCACTGGAAAGTGATTCGCAGAACCCGAAGGCTGGTCTGTGGGTCGAGTTTTACCCTGGCAAGCGCTTCAACGAATTCCGCAGCAAAGAGAGCGGAAAGCCCGAATTCGATCTGATTCCCATGATCAAGAAGTGCAATCCGGGCGATCCAACGAACGTCATCGAGCGGCCGATGCGCGACGAGGACAAGGACGAATGGCCGCATCAGTGGGCGGCATACGAGCGCCGCACGACCTATCGCCCTGAATCCGGCACGCCGATTGAAGATTGGCCGCGCCTGGATGTTGCGACGGTGGCGAAGCTGAAGGCGCTCGAATTCCATACGGTCGAGCAATTGGCCGAATGCTCCGACCAGCAATGCCAGCGCATCGGCATGGGCTGCTACGAGATGCGCACGAAGGCGGCAGCCTACATCGCTTCGGCGAAAGACTCGTCCCTCGCTCAGAAGCAGGCCGAAGACCTCATGCTCCGCAATCAGGAAATCGAAGACCTGAAGGCGACTGTGCTGCGGCTCGGCTCGCAACTCGAAGCAATGCAAGCGATGGACCCCGAAAAGCGCGGTCCCGGCCGTCCCCGGAAAGAGGCGTAATCCATGTCGTCGACCATGTTGCAGCTTGTGCAGCAGGCTACCGGAGAATTGGGGCTTGCTGTGCCGTTTTCAGTTGCGGGCAATACAGCCCAAGACACGACGCAGCAGCTTGCGTTGCTCAACGCGGTCGGCTACGACTTGATTCGCGAGCCTGCATTCAATTGGCAGGCTCTGACGACCGAATACCGTTTCACCAGTCAATGGGCGATCCAGACCGGCAACGTGACGGGCGGCTCGGCCGTCATCACGGGCATTCCATCGACAGCCGGGATTGTCGCCGGCACGTACATGGTGACCGGAAGCGGCATCAATCAGGACACGTACGTCCAATCGGTTGATTCGTCGACGCAGGTGACGATGAGCCAGGCGGCCGCGGCGAGTGGAACTGGCGTAACGCTGACGTTCGCGCAGACCAAGTACGCGTTCCCGGCGGACTACCAGCGCATCATCGACCGTACGCAATGGGATAAGTCGAAGCACTGGGAAATGCTCGGGCCGGAAAGCCCGCAACAGTGGCAATGGCTGAAATCCGGCTATATCGCGACCGGCCCGCGCATCCGTTGGCGAATCCTCGGCAACACCTTTCAGATTTGGCCGGGCGTTAGCACGTCTGAATACCTCGGCTTCGAGTATGTCTCGAAATACTGGGTGACGGATGTCAGCGGGACGCCGAAAGGCTCGTTCACGAGCGACACCGATACGTGCCAGTTCGATGACAGGCTGATGGTCGCCGGTCTGAAGCTGAAGTACTTCGGCATCAAGGGCTTCGAGACGCAGATTTTGCAGGCGGAATACGACGCCATCCTTTCGTCGATCAAGGGCGAAGAACAAGGCGCGCCGATGCTTTCGTTCGCGCCGCGGCTTAGCCAAGTCCTGCTTGGGCCGGAGAACATCCCGGACTCGAACTACGGCATGACTCAATGACCAATATCACGGGTATTGCAGCAGCGGCCCAGCGCGCGCGCAGGCAGGCCCAAGGGCAGCGCTCGACCACGGTCAATCTCCCGGCGCCTATTGGTGGCTGGAATGCGCGTGATTCGCTCGCACAGATGCCGCCCGAAGATGCCGTAACGCTCACGAACTGGTTTCCTACGACTTCCGATGTGATGGGTCGCGCAGGCTTCACGAAGTGGGCGACTGGGTTTGCGGGCGACGTCAACACGGTCATGCCGTTCAACCCGGCAACAGGCACCAGCAAGCTATTCGCGGCGTCTGGTGCGTCCATCTACGACATCAGCGGCGGCGGCGCAATCGGCGCGCCTTCCGTTACCGGATTCACTAACGACAAATGGTCATACACCAACTTTGCGACGAGCGCCGGCCCGTTCATGTGTCTTGTGAATGGGCAGGATGGATATTACGTCTATAACGGCACGACTTGGCAGAACGTCACTTCGAGTTCGACGCCTATTTCGATCACCGGCGTCAATCCGAACAATCTGTCATTTGTCGAAGTCTTCGCCTCGCGCGTCTGGTTTATCGAAAAGAATACCCTCCACGCATGGTATCTCCCGGTCGGCCAGGTTGGCGGTGCGGCGTCACAATTCGACTTTTCGCCGATCTTCAAGCGAGGCGGCTTCCTTGTCGCGATGGGTATCTGGACTGTCGACGGTGGCGAAGGAATGCAGGATTATCTCGTGCTCGCGACCAGCGAAGGCGAGATTGCCGTCTATGGCGGCACAGACCCTTCCCAGGCATCCACATTCGCGAAGAAAGGCACATATCAGGTCGGTACGCCGATGGGCTTCCGATCGTTCATGAAGTACGGCGGCGATCTGCTCTACATCGGCAAAGACGGCCTTGGCCCGATCTCTGCATTGCTTGGTTCGACCCGCGTCAACAGCAACTTGAACCTGACCGGGAAGATTCAGGGCGCGATTTCCCAAGCGACTAGCCTTTACCCGAACAATTACGGGTGGTGTCTCGTTCTCTTTCCTCTGGAGAACATGCTGATTCTGAATATCCCTATTGGGTCAGGGCAGCAGCAGCAATACGTCATGAACACGATCACCGGCGCGTGGTGCAACTTCACGGGTTGGAACGCGAATCATTGGGAACGCTACAAAGATCAGATTTACTTCGCGAGCACTGGATATGTCGGCCTTGCATGGAATGGCTTATCTGACAACAGCACGAACATCAACACCATAGCGCAGCAGGCATTCAACGAGTTCGGGACGCCGCTTCAGAAGCGCTTCACGATGATGCGACCGATCCTGTGGACGAACGGTGCGCCAGCCCTAGCGGCCGGAATCAACGTCGACTATGACCAGAACATCCCGAATTCAACGCTAAATTACCTCCCGACCAACTTCGGCATATGGGATAGCGCCATTTGGGATTCTGGCATCTGGGGCGGCTCGCTTCAGATCGCCAAGGCATGGCAGGGCGTCGTTGGCGTCGGCATGACTGGATCGCCAACCCTCAAGGCAGCCATCAACGGTACAGAGACGCACTGGGCGGCCTCTGACATCGTGTTTGAGACCGGCTGGACCGTATGAAGCGAATTGTGTGGGATCAACCGGAGCGCGTCATGCGCTTCGTGGCTGAGCGCGTCGGCGAGAAAGAGCTATTCAACTACACGGCGATAGGACTTGAGAAAGACGGCGAACTCGTCGCTGGGGTTTTATACGAATGCTATACCGGCATCTCCGTTCATACGCATATCGCTTCTGACGGGTCGCGCCATTGGCTAACGCCGGCATACCTGTCTTCCATCTTCCGGTATCCATTTCTACAAATCCGATGCTCTCGCATTACTGCAAACGTGCGTGCCGATAATTGTGATTCGCGCCGCTTCGTACAGCATCTTGGTTTTATGCAGGAAGGCATCATGCGGGAAGGATGCGCTGACGGTTCTGATCTTATAATTTATGGCATGCTCAAACGAGAGTGCCGCTTCCTAGAAGGGAAACATCATGCGGCATTACTTCGATCAGCCTGATTTGCCGGCGCTCGCATTTCGCCGAGCGCTGTTCAAGAATCGCCCGGAAACATTGGAAGGCAAGAGCGGCGGCGGCGGTGGAAGCGCGCCACCGCCGCCTGATCCTGCGAAGGTCGCAGCAGCCACAACACAGACGAATACGGATACTGCCGCCTACAACAAAGCGCTGAATCTCAACAACTATAACAATCCGTTTGGTTCTCAACAGACCACGCAGACCGGCACCGATCCGAAGACCGGCGCACCGATCTACAACACTCAGGTAAGCGCTAACCCGCAACTCACCGGCGCCCTTAATGGTCTTCTCGGGCAGGCATCGAATAGTGGACAGGTGAATCAGGATGCTCTCACCGGTCTTTATTCGCTTAACAACAATTACAACGGCCTCGGTTACCAGTTCTCCGGCTTGGCGCAGCAGCAGCTTGGGCTTAACCAAGGTATTAGCAATCTAAATAACCAGTACGGCGACATCAGCCACGGTCTTAACGGGCTGAACAATAACTACGGCGATCAAACGCAATCGCTTTATGGACTCAACGGAGCCTACGCTGGACAGTCCCAAGGGTTGGGGAATCTAGGCTCTCAATATGCATCGCTCGGCGGGGGGCTGAATTCGCTTCAGTCTCAATTAGGCGGCATCAATGGTCAGCTTGGCGGCCTCGGGTCGCAACTCGATCAGGGAGCAGCCAAGGCCGCGCAGCAGCAGGGGCAAAACGCGGCCTATGCGGCGCAGACGCAATATCTGAATCCACAATTCTCCCAGCAGGGCGAATCGCTGAGCGCGCAGCTTGCCAATCAAGGACTGACCCCAGGTTCAGAGGCGTACAACAACGCTCAGACGAACTTCAATAACACGAAGCAGCAGGCATATAGCAACGCGCAGAACCAAGCGATCATGACCGGATCGCAACTCGGCGCCCAGAATTTGCAAAATCAGATTTCCGGCATCAATACCCAAGCCGGATTGCTCGGCCAGCAGGGTTCGAACCTGATGAACTCGGCGAATCTGTATGGTCAGCAAGGAAACATGCTTGGCGCTCAGGCCGGTCTTATCGGCCAGCAAAGCGGGCTTACCGGTCAACAGGCAGGTCTTGTCGGCCAACAGACGGGGATCACGGGCCAGCAGGCAGGACTCTACGGGCAGCAGGCAGGACTCACCGGGCAGCAGGCCGGATTGTACGGCCTTCAGGGTAGCAACATTTCCAACGCTGGCGCTTTGTACGGTCAGCAAGGCAACACATATGGCGCGCAATCCGGGTTAATGGGCCAGCTTTCCTCGAATGCGAACCTCCCATACTCGCAACTCGGCAGTATCGCGAGCCTGATCCCAGGGTATTCGGGCACCGGACAGAGCAGTGCGGCTCCAGCGGACATGGCCGGCCTCTACAACAACCAGTATCAAGGTCAACTCGCTGGTTACAACGCAGGACAAGCTAGTTCCAACAACATGATGAGCGGTCTATTCGGTCTTGGCTCTGCCGGCATCATGGGCATGATGATGTCCGATCGTCGCGCAAAGCGCTCCATCAGGCGCGTTGGGACATGGGCGAATGGGTTGGGCGTCTATACCTACCGGTACATGTGGGAACCGAAGAACGTCCGGCATCTTGGGTTCATGGCAGACGAGGTGCGCAAGATTGCTCCGCAGGCTGTGCGCCGCGGCGCCGACGGCTTCGATCGCGTCAACTACCAAATGGCGGCTTAAATGGGCGTCTTCGGAAATTCGCTCAGCGCTGGCAACCAAGATTCGCCGATTGGCGCTATCGGCGGGAAAATCCAAAAGTGGACTGATCCTATCGCATGGATTCCCGGCGGGATCGGCGATAAGTGGGTGAACCTCACGTCGCATCAGATTCCGAAGATGACGAATCAGGTGCTCCAGCCGATCGCGCAGCCGATTAACAAGATGGATTCTGCTGTCAATCCGTTGCGCAAAATTGGAATCGTCAACAACCTAGCAAACACGGCATATGCGAAGCCCGGCGATGCGATCGGGATCGGGATCGGCTCGGCGTTCACTGGCGGCGCATTGGGTGGTGCATTGGGCGCAGCAGGAGGAAGCGGAGCGGGTGCAGCAGCCGGCGCAGGTGCTGCGGGCGCCGCTGATGCAGGTATCGGAGGCGCTGCGGCGGCTGGGGGCGGCGGACTGTTCGGAGGCGGCGGCTTATCTGGTCTATTCGGCGCTGGTGGCTTGGGTGGCAGCACGACTGCTGGGACTGCATTAGGGACTGGTCTAGGAACAGATGCCGCCGCGACCGGTGGGATTACGGGCGGTGCTGGCGGATTGACAGGCTTGTTCAGCGGCCCGGCTGCATTCGGCGACGCTGGCTTGACCGGCACTGTCTCGGCGGGCGGCTCAGGGCTTGGCGGGGCAATGGCCGGCGATATGGGGGGCGCTCTCGGGTCGTCACCTACCGGTCTATTTAGCGGCTTGCTTCCTGGTGGCGGCATGAGCGGCACGGCCAGCGGTGCGCTCGGAGGCGGCCTGTCTGGTGCGTCCGCAGGCGGCTCGTCGATCGGTGGCGCGTCGATGGGCGGATTGCTGAATAACAGCACCTTCATGAACATGGCGCAGCAGATGCTAAGCCAGCAGAGCAAGAACAATCAGCAGCAATCGCAACAGAATCAGCAGGCGGCGAACCAAAATAACTTCAGCCCGAGTAACGCTGCGCTGATGAACTACGCGATGAATCAGCAAAACGTGGCGAATACGCAATCGCTTCAGCAAAACCTCGCGCGCGATCAGCAGCGCAGGCAAGCACTTGCATACGCATTGAATCAGGGGAACATCTATGGCTAGCGCAGCAATGCCGGGAATGACGGTTCTTCCGCAGTTTCAGGGGAACGCATATCAGCTTCAGCAGCAGCAGGCGTTAGCGCAGGCTCTGATGCAGCAATCCTTCCAGCCGCAGAACACCCAGGCTGTCGGATCGGGCCAATATTCGATCGTGCCGAAGTACAGTGCGGTCGGTGGGTTGGCTCAATTGGGCCAAGCGCTGATGGCAGCGAAGATGCAGCAAAACGTCGCGCAGGGGTACAACCAGCTTGGACAGAATCAATGGGCTGCTCTTACTGGTTCACCTCCTGCATCGTCTGGCACTGGCGGCACTTCGGATGGGTCAAGTGACTCGTCGAGCGCGAATCCGCAAGCGCTGGCAAGCGCACTTGGCAGCAGCGGATCAACGGCGCCGGCACAAACTGCTGCCCCGCAACAGAGCGGAGGATTGCTTTCGCCCGGTGGTCCGCTGAATCCGAACGGCATCCCGACGACCGCAGCAGCAATGATGTATATGACGCCGGAAGGGCAAAAGGAACTGTTCAAGTCGACTGTTGCGGCATATGCGCCGACCGCAGCTACAATGCAGGCCCGACAGGGCGGCTTCGACCCGGTGAAGGCAAATCAAGCTCAGTTCCAAAAAGACAGCTATGTCGCGCCGACTACCGGCCCCGGCATCATGCGTAATCCGTTCACTCAGCAACCGGTCGCATTCAATCCCGCGATCCCGGACGGCTCGACGCCTCTTTTCGACGCATCTGGCAACGTCGCCAAGGTGCAGCCGATTCAAGGCGCTCAGGGGGTCATGCAGGGCAACGCCTCAGCGAATGCGGCTGGTGGCGCTCAGTTCAAGCCGGTTCAAGTGTATAACCCGCAAACGCAGCAAATGGAGTATTCGAATGAGGCGCAGGTAACGAATCCGAGCGCTCCTGCTCCGGTGCGCAACAACAACCCCGGCGCGATGATGCCCGGTGGGAAACTGGCGCAATACCCGGACATGCAAACGGGCTTGGCTGCTCTCGATGGCAATCTCGCGAGCTACGGTAAGCAGGGCGTCAACACGATTTCCGATGTTATCTCGAAATGGGCTCCTCCGAACGAGAACGACACGCAGGCGTATATCAAAGACGTTTCGCAACGTCTTGGCATCCCGCCGAACCAGAAAATCGACCTGACCAACCCGCTTCAGCGCCAGGCTCTGTCGACGGCGATCGCGCTGCACGAGAATGGCCCGAGCGGAGTTTTCGGGAGCGGACAAGGTAGTGCGCCGTCCGGCCGGCCTGCGGCAAGTGCTCCGATGGGCGCCCAAGCCAACGCCGAGGCAACCGTCAAAGGACAAGTGGATACGATGCAGAAGTCGTATCAGAACCTGCAAACAGTTCGCTCTGGCGCGCCAGCAGCCCTTCAAGACGTGGACAACATGTCGAAGCTTGCGCAGGGTGCTTCGATGGCTACAATCGGCCCTGCGGGAGCAAAGTTCGCCGGCCTGTTCAGCGCCAACGCAGCCGAATATGAGAAGTCGCGCGACAACCTTGTGACGAATCTCGGCTCTCAGCTCGGCATCAATTCAGACGCAGCGCGCGATCTCGTCTACGGCTCGATTCCTTCGTATGGTGCACCGAAACAAGCGGTTCAAAATGGTCTTGACACACTGCGCGGACAGATTCAAACGCGTCTGCTGAAGTCCGATTACTTGTCCGGCGCCTATACCTCTGGTGATGCCAAGGCATACAACCAGAAGGAAAACCAGTTCGATCAGAACATGACGCCCGCGGTCGCCAATCAGGTGTCGAGCTTCAATTCCATGCCAACCGGTCCAGCAAAAGCGCAGGCTTTGAAAGCTGCGGCATCTAATCCGCAATTGCGTCAGCGGCTTGAATGGGCTGTCTCGAACGGGATTCTGAAATGAGCGCCTTGGATGATCTTATTGCGAGTAATGCCGCGCCTCAGCAGGCGTCTCCGCTGGATGCGCTGATTGCGAACAATGCGCAAGCCGCATCTGGTGCTCAACCTGCATCTGCTCCTCCGGCTCAGCCGCCTCAACCGCCGCAGCCTCCGCAACAAGGAGCGCCTGGATATCTGGCATCGCTCGGCGCAGGCTTGGGACATGGGTTCGGAAACACCGTTCTCGGCGCTCAAGAATTGCTTGGAAAAGGGCTGAGCGCGGTGGGATCGGACAATGTTGGTCCGTGGCTCGTCAACGATGCGCAGCAGGGCGTCAAGAACTTAGACACTCAGAATCAGCCTTATGCGGCAGCGAACCCGCTCACGAATACCGCGGGCAAGATCGGCGGCAATATCGTTGCGACTGCTCCGTTGGCGACTCTAGCGCCGGCCGCCGCTACGGCAACTGCACTCGGTCGAATTGGAACCGGCGCGGCTGTAGGTGCTGCAAGCGGGGCGATGACGCCTTCTGATCCGAATAGCCAGGAAGGCTATTGGCAACAGAAAGGCACTCAAGCAGGCACCGGCGCAGCTTTCGGCGCGGTCGGCGCAACGCTGGCAAATGCACTGGGGAAGGTCATTTCTGGCGCCAATGGAACCGCGCAAAGGACGTTGGCAGATGCTGGCGTGACGATGACGCCCGGCCAAACGCTCGGCGGCGGATTCGCACGTACCGAGGACAAACTCACGAGCGTCCCGATCCTCGGCGACATGATAAAGAACGCTCAGCAGCGATCAGTTCAAAGCTTCAATAAAGCTGTCTACAACGACGTTCTAGCGCCGATTGGCAAGACTTATGATGGGCCTGTAGGGCAGGACGCGGTGCAAGCCGTAAAGTCTCAGATCAGCAATGCCTATGATGGCGCGCTTTCTAACATGACGTTCAAGGCGACCGATCCACACTTCCAATCGGACATCTCGAATCTTACGGGAATGGTTCAGAACCTTCCCGCTCCGCAGCAGCAGACGTTCATGAATATCCTTAAAACTCAGGTGATGGGTAAGCTTGGGCCGCAGGGACAAATGGATGGACCGACGCTCAAGGGTGCTCAGAGCGAATTGTCGCGCATAGCAAGCGGCTACACCGGAGATGCGTCGTTCGATAATCGCCAACTCGGCCAGGCTGTCGGCGAAATTAAGAACGCCATCGATACATCGCTAACGCGCTATAACGCGCCTGCCGATGTGCAGAATCTTTCGAACGCCAACGCGGCGTATGCGAAATTCGTGCGCCTTCGAGCTGCAGCCGGATCGCAAGGTGCAATGAATAATGACGGCATTTTCACCGCCGGGCAACTCCAGAACGCCGTGCGCAGCTCCGATAAGTCGGTCGGAAAGGGCGCGACAGCAACGGGGAATGCGCTCATGCAGGATTTGTCGAGCGCTGGCCAAAAAGTGCTCGGCTCGAAATATCCTGATAGCGGGACGCCGGGTCGCGCGGCGCTGATGGGAATTATCGGCGCATTAGGTGGCGGCGGAGCGACGGCAGCGGGATTTGGTGTTCCTACCCTTGCGGCAGCCGCGGCAGCAGGGCTATCCGCGCTTCCCTATACCGGCATCGGGCAACGAGCTACGCAGGCGGCTCTTATGGCTCGACCAGCGTTTGCCCAACCGGTAGGCCAATTCGTACAGAAAGGGGCGTCTCCCTTCGCGGCGGCGCTTGGCGCGGCACTCGCTAACCACTGATTTGATAGCCGGTATGGCACCGACAACGGCAGACGAAATCGCGATCTGCCAGAACTGACTGTTGTTCATATTTCTCCCTTTAAGGGCCGCCAAGCGCGGCCTTTTTCATTTTAGGTGACAAGATGGCCTACAACGGCTCCGGCGTGTTCTCGTTAATTTCGGGTAATCCTGTAGTTACAGGAACTACCATTAGCTCGACCTGGGCCAATAATACGCTTTCTGACATCGCAAACAATGGCCTCACGAATTGTTTGACGAAGGACGGCCAGCAGACTCCGATCGCGAACATCCCGCTTGGTGGCTTCCGGATCACCAACCTCGGCAACGGTACGGCGCTCACAGACGCTGCGAATCTTAGCCAAATCCAGAACAGCACTTCTACCGTACTCAGTTCGATCAGCGGAACAGGCGATGCGATCATTGCCGGCTCGGCTCCTGCGATTACTGCCTACACGGTTGGTCAAGAGTTCACCTACACGCCGACATCGACTAACACGCTGACCAATCCGACTATCAACATTTCGTCGGTAGGCGCCAAGACGATTACACAATCGAACGGCCTTGGTCTGTGGTCAGGCGCACTAGCGGTAGGAACGCCGTATCAACTATATTACGACGGCACGAATTTCCGCGTTCAGACGGGGCAACTCGCGCAGGGAATTCCGTACTATCAGAGCCGCACGAGCCATCGCAACTATATTGCGGATGGCAATTTCGATTTCTGGCGCTCCGGTACTTCGTTCACGATCGCCTCGGGCCTTTTCCCGTTCACCGCCGATATGTGGATTTGTGTTTCTGGCGCCGGGTCATCTTCTATCACGGTATCGAAGACGGCATTTACAGCGGGCGGTACGCCTGTAGGGATGACAACGCCCGCTTCTTCTTTCATGAAGTTATCTCAGACGGTCGCAGCAAGCGTTACCGGAAGCGCAATTAGTCAACATATCCCAAGTGTTCGCACGCTTGAGAACCATACTGCAACCCTGGGCATGTGGCTATGGACTGACTCCGGAACGATCACCATTCCTACCGTGGCTACTACTCAAAACTTCGGCGCCGGGGGGAGTTCTTCAGTAACAACGACCAACACAGTAAATTGGAATATCACGACGGTTCCAACATTCTTCTCTGTCTCGTTGGCTATCCCCTCTATTTCGGGAAAAACTATAGGTACGGATTTTTCGGACAATCTGTCTATCAGAATTAATTTGCCTGTGAACGTCACGTTCGCTGTCAATACGGCCCAATGGCAACTTGAAGAAAGCCCGCCCAATGCTCCGGCCGCAGGTCTCCCGACGCCGTTCGAATATAGGGGAGCGGATGCCGAATTGGGGCGCGTGAATCGGAATGTCCAGAACCTTACCGATCCCGTCGCATTCACTCAGGAAGTGATCGGAACGGGCGTCTTCACGTCTGCGACAAACTTCCAGGCGCTGATTCCTCTCGCCGCACCTATGCGGCTGCAGCCTGTCTTGACATTCGTTTCCGGCACCGCAGCGGCATTTGTTGCCGTAGCAGGATCAAGCTTCGCGATCTCCGCTATGTCGTTAGTGACTGCCTCATCGTCGACGACAGGGCTGCTCGTGAACTGCACGGTGGCTGGCGCGACTACGGGTCAAGCCGGAATTTTGAGACTCAGCACAAGCGCCTTGTTGATTGCGGACGCGCGAGTGTGACGCACAAAAAACAATAGCCGCCTAGAGCGGCTTTTTTACGGGGCTTCGAATGCACGAAGACATAGTCGCGGCGATTCACGCCCTTTCAGCCGACATGGACCAGCGGCACTCCGAGAACGTTACACAACAGCGTGTAACTGATCTCAAAGTTGACGAGGTTATACGCAGAGTGGATGACTTACACAACGCATTCCCCAACGGCGATTGGGACGGGCATCGCAGAGCACATGAGGCGATGATCGCGCGGCATGAGGCAAAGGCGAGGTTCTATGAAGAACTTCGCGTGGATCTCGCGCAGAAAGGGCTGTGGGCGCTTATTGTCGGGCTTGCTACGGCCGTTTGGTACTACTTCCGAGCCAAGGTGAACACATGAGCAATTTCGACATGCCAACGCTTGTCTCGGAACTATGCCGGGACGAAGGCGTGAGACTCAAACCGTATGTAGACACGGTAGGTAAGACGACCATCGGCGTTGGCAGAAACTTGACCGATGTCGGAATCTCGCAGGATGAATGCAACGCGCTGCTTGAGAACGACATCGGTAGGACGACGGCATGGCTTGATCGAAACCTGCCGTGGTGGTCGACACTCGATCCGGTTCGTCAGCGCGTGCTGGTCAACATGGCGTTCAACATGGGGGGCGGTCTGCTGTCGTTCGCGAACACGCTTGCGGCGGTGCAGCGGGGCGACTATGCGGCCGCAGCTAACGGGATGCTCGCCAGTAAATGGGCGACGCAAGTTGGCGCTCGCGCTACGCGTCTCGCCGACATGATGAGAAACGGAGCCTGATATGCAATGGTCTGATATCGCAAGTGTAGTCGGAAAGGCTGCTCCTCTCCTCGGGACGGCCCTCGGCGGTCCGCTCGGCGGAGTAGCCGGCGCACTGATCTCGAGCGTGCTCGGAACGTCCAACGATGCCGATTCAGTCAACACAGCTATTGCCGCCGATCCTACCGCACTCGAGAAGCTAAAAGAGGCGGAGATGGCGAACAAAGTGCAGATGCAGAGCCTCGTGATTACCGCAGAGGCCAATCGTCTCGCAGATGTCCAGAACGCTCGAGCGCGTCAAACGGCGAACCCAAAAGACTACACGCTTCAGTTCCTCGCGGTTGGCGTCACATTGGGCTTCTTCGGGACGCTCGGATTGGTGATGTTCGCTCATCTGGAAGGCGCAGCGCAGAATCTGATGCTGGTTATGACGGGAACCCTGCAAACCGCGTGGGTAGCCATCATTTCCTATTATTTCGGCTCTAGCAAGGAAAGCGCTGGTCAGACGAAGATGATCGCTGATGTCGGGTACGCAGCGGCGAATGCTCCTATCAACATTCATACGCAGGCAGCCGCCGATCCTATCGCGCCGGCGTCGCTCCCTGAAACAAGCTTGTTCAAGGGGCACTGAGATGATTCGCTATGTATTGGCTACGATCGCTCAGGTGCTTTTCACGTACCTGCTTGCGGTACCGCTCGCACCGCTCATCGCGCTTTTCTGCAAGGATGACGGCTACCTGCCGAACTGGCTGTGCTGGTTTCAGACGTTCGATGCTCCGCTCGATTCGGGTTGGATCGACGGCTATTTCCAGCCAGCAGGCGCTCCCGCTCCGATCGGGTGGGAGAAGTGGTGGCTTCGTACGCGCTGGCTATGGCGAAACCCGGCATACGGCTTCTGTTATTGGCCGCTCGGCTTGCCCTACGATCCGGCCACATGGGTTGTCGATCTACTGACGCATGACGGCACGACGCTGACGGAGTTCAAGGCGCACACAGCCGACGGCAAGCATTTCTGCCATACGACCAGCGCGGGCCTCAAACTCGGGTACAAGCTCTGGTGGGCGCTCGATGAGAACTGGAAGTTGATCGACAAGCTTCCGACATCGCGCGGACCTGATAACCGTCTACCGATCTGCTTTACGCCAACTTTTTAAATGTTAGCAAGATGGATCGATCCTTTCGAGGGCTTCTGTTACAAGCCGACCGACCGTCTGCCGACCGTAATCGACTATGGAGCCAAGGGCGACGGCATAACGGACGATAGCGCCGCGTTTCAGGCTGCGATCAACAGCGGTTTCGTCCGTATTCCAAAAACGTCAGCGGGCTACATGATCCGCCATCCGCTGAATGCGACGAATCTCGATCAGTTGACCATCGAAGGCGCCGGCATGATTGCGCCTGACTGGGGCTTGGTCTACATTCTGCCTCCGTCGGGCAGCACGCTTCTCGCAGGGACGGGAGGCGTCCTGCTCGACATTACCGGCTCAAACAACATTACGCTGCGGAATTTCAACATTTCCGCGCTCGGCGTTTCGTCCAATCCTTCGTCGGTCGGGATCATCGGCGGTACTTCCACAGATCAGCGCCTCGGTGCGCCTGGCGGTTCGAACATAATCATGGAAAACGTCGCTGTGTGCATGCAGAATGCTGGCGCATCGATCCCGATCTATCTTAATAACGTCAACATCTCGCGCTTCAATAACGTCACGACGGCGGGGAAGTATGGCGTCGTCCTATGCTCTAACAATGTTCTGAATCTTGCCAGCCCATTTGCTACCTTCGGTCCGGTGGTGCAGAGTGACGGCAACACGTTCATAGGTTGCTGCCTTTTGAATTACGGGACGAACCCGGCCCTGTGGCTGGAGTATGCAAACGACAATGATTTCGTGCAGCTTTACACGGTCTACGTAGGAGTCGGGCAGCCGTCATATTCCGGTTGCGGGTATGCGATCCAGATCGACAACTGCGTTGACCTTCGCATCAAGGTAGAGAACGATTATTTCCCATATCTGCTCTATCTGAACGGAGCCAACGAACGGCTGGACATTTCCGGTATCTGCTTTCCGGGCGCCAACCCGCCGTCGAACGGCCAGCCTGCAATCGCATTTTTCAACGGCTCGACGGTCAAGAATTCGAACTTCAACGTCATTACGCCCGGAACGGTCTACGCCGCTGGGACGTATCTTTACGCCACCAAAGGCACAGCGCCGACGATGCAACAGTTCCGAAATTGCGAGTTTCTGTTCGACAGCGCGTCAACGCCGAACGTCGCATATTTCAATGCCGTTTCTGGCTCGACGATCCCATTTTTCGATATCCGATTCCATGGCGACATCGATTCATCGGGGATCAATCTGATGGTCGCGGGCACCGCAGCGCCGGCCGCCAAGCAGCGCTATTTCATGAATGGTTTGCGGCAGGGCACGGCGTAGGGTTAGAGAGTCGATCCCGCCACCATCCCGCCAAGCATGACGGAATCCCTTATGAACTATAGATGTCGTGGTGCCGGGGACCGGACTTGAGATTGAATGGTACATCAAAACACATCTCGCGCCAATACGAGCGTTTAGATAACGTTTTCAACGAGTTGCGGCGTGATCACAAAAGCCTAATCGATCCGCTACAGGCCAATATCCGAATCTGTTTACGATAGAATCCCGCCATTTTCCCGCCAAGGAGCGGCTATGGCGTACTACAGGAAGCGTTCCAAGGGATGGCGGGCAGAGATCGAGAAGGCCGGTGTGCGGGATTCTGACACGTTCCCGACCAAGGCCCAGGCTGTCGCATGGGCGACTGCTCGCGAGGCGGAAATACTAGCAGGCGTCAGAGGTGATTTGCCAAAGCGTTTCGTCTCAGAAGCGCTCGTCAAGTACGCAGAGGAAGTGGCGCCGACCAAGAAAGGCGAGCGATGGGAACGTGTCCGCCTCGCCAAGCTCGGTCGAGAACTTCCATTCAGGAACAAGATAATCAGCGAGGTCACGCAGACTGACATTGCCATTTGGCGCGACGCTCGATTGAAAGAGGTATCAGCAGCCAGCGTGAATCGAGAATGGAACCTGCTTATGTCCGTCTTCCAGATAGCGAGGAAAGAATGGCGATGGCTCGATTCGATCCCATTTGAAGACGTGAAGCGTCCGCGCGATCCGAAGCCACGCAACAGACGTGTTTCCGAGTCGGAAATAAAAATCATGTGCTCGGCATTGGGTTATTCGGAAGATCAACCGGTTACGACAAAACAGCAGGAAATGGCTGTCGCTTTCATGCTGGCAATCGAAACAGGGATGCGCGTCGGTGAACTATGCTCTCTACATTGGCCGGAAGTCAGCCCAAGAAGCGTCCACCTGAGCAAGACGAAGAACTATGATGAGCGCCATGTTCCGCTATCAAAGCGAGCTGTCGATCTAATCGCAAAACTCCGGGGTCGCCACGAAACGAATGTTTTCACGTTCCACGGCCAATCGCTCGGTACGCTTTTCAGAAAGGCGCGCCAGAAGGCCGCAAAGGAAATGCCAAGTATCACAACTCTGCATTTTCACGACAGCCGCCACGAGGCTTGTACTCGGCTTTCCAATAAGTTGACCGTCTTGGAGCTTGCGCGCGTGATCGGGCATCGGGATTTGAAATCATTGCTGATCTACTACAACCCGACGCCCGAAGAGTTGGCGGCCAAACTGGACTAGGCCGCACGGCGCGTGCTTCGCTCGATCCACTGAGCAACATGCTCTGCATGCCAGCGTAGGATTCTTGGACCGATCCGAATCGGCGCCGGGAAGTCCGGCTGCTTGGCTACTGTACGCAAGAAAGAGCGGCGTTCGATCTTCAATTTCGAAGCCACTTCGTCAGGTGTGAGAAGCTCGCTCATCTACGCTCCCTCCTTCTTCGCCACCAGACTCCGGGCTTTACCAGCGATCTTGTCCGGGTCGATATTCCCCAAGGCGATCTCTTCGACGAACTTCCGCAACTCCTCGCACTTCGCCATCCACTCAGCATTGAGGCGGACATGCTCGCGGTTCCGTTCTTCACGCGCTCGCTCGGCGTCGATCTGCGCCGCATTTCTGTCGTCAAGCGCGTGGCTCCATGAGCCTGCCGACCATTTTGGGTGGTTCGTAATTTCTCCGGCTTCTTCCGGCGTGACATTCAGAAAGACTGCGGTAAATGCTTTGGTCACGGTTGCGGCTCCTTGTTGGCGGCGAGAATGGCGCGCAATTTATCCGCGATATGTGCGTATCCGGTTCCTTGCAATGCGTTGCTAATCGCAATTAATTCTCCGTCCGTCAACACGCCTTCCGATTCCTGCGCACGCTCAGGCGTAGGGGCTGCGTATAGCGGCGTAACGCTTCCCCCGCGCCGCTTGATGTCCACCAACTGCAAATAATCCGGCTTGTTGGTCTGGAACTTATCTACGGCGGAACCTGCGCCCGGATCGACCAAATACGCCACCGGATGCGCCTCACGCGGTGTGCACTCGGCATAGAGATTCCATCGGTTCTCGTCCAGCACCGTTTGAAACGGTTCGCCAAGCGGTTCCTGCTTCGGCAGCGGTGCGCACTCGGCTTGCGGGGCGTAATCAGCCATCGTAGCGGCAGCGTCAAGCGGAATGTTCATCACGTTCTGTTTCTCACGCGGTGCGCACTCGGCTTGCGGGGCGGTGAATAGTGCGGCACCCTCGGGAACGTCTGAGGAATTGAATACCGCCATAGTGAAATCGCCACCACTTCCATCACACACCTCTGCGTAACCAACCGCCCCACGCGGTGCGCACTCGGCTTGCGGGGCGGTGTACAAGACTCGTGTCGGCCGCGTTTTTGAGTGCTGCTCGTATTGCTCCTGCGTCATGTCGAGCCAGCAATCGCCTGTCTGAACCTGATACACCACCTCACCCATAGTCGCAGTCACCTGCTCTTTGCCGCCATCGGCGAAAACCGACAGCGCACCTTTCCAGCCAAACCAGACGCGTTGAATGCTTTCCTCCGTATATCCGTGGAACTCCTCGCTATACGTGAAGTTACGGTAGCCCATATCGAAAGCCCATTCTTCGAAGCGTTCCCGCTCCGCGCTATTTCCGTTGGTCATGTCTTCAATCCTCGTAGGTGCGTGAGAGCGGCGGTCTTTGTGGGGTGAGTTAGACGACAACCGAAGGTTTGCGCCACCAAGGTAGTTCCTTCAGGGCGCCCAGCGAGCCATCGGCGCGTATCGTGCGAACCATCCTTCTATCGTGTCCGGCGCGATGCGCTTTGGTTATTCGGTTGCTTCGATCATCCGCGAAAATAGTTCGTGGGCGCTCGCCTGCAATTCAATAACGGTGGGTTCAAGTTTCGCCCCTGCGGCGTCCCCTGCGGCGTCCCGTGCGGCGGCCCCTGCGGCGTCCCATGCGGCGGCCCATGCGGCGTCCCGTGCGGCGGCCCGTGCGGCGGCCCCTGCGGCGGCCCATGCGGCGTCCCATGCGGCGTCCCGTGCGGCGGCCCGTGCGGCGTCCCCTGCGGCGTCCCGTGCGGCGGCCCATGCGGCGGCCCATGCGGCGTCCCGTGCGGCGGCCCGTGCGGCGGCCCATGCGGCGTCCCATGCGGCGTCCCGTGCGGCGGCCCCTGCGGCGGCCCATGCGGCGGCCGCATCTTTCTTTGCTGCATCGAGCTTCGGTTGTGCCGCAACGAGATCGGCCGAGCAGGTAATCGGCGGTAGCATTTTGAGCGTTTCGGCGTGATGCACGAGGCCGGGATTCAAAGCGAGCCACGCTGCCGTGTGCACACGAATAAGCCAGTCAAGCGCCATCCATCCTCGCTTTTGCGAGAGCGCCGAACCCTTGTTCGTGCCGGGTAGCCGTGCGATGTATTGCTTCAATTGGGCGCGCTCAGCGTCGGAGCGCATTCCGTCATTCCATGACCGCCCAAACTGAGCGAGGATCGAATCAACGCACGCCGGCGAGTCTCCGAAATCCTCATCGGCAAACATGCTCACGACTTCGAGCAGACACATACCGTCTTCCGGCGACTCATGTGCGCCACTCTTCAGAACTACCGACTCAAGATCAATCTTCGTCATCTCATATCCTTTCGATTAAAAAATGCAAGACATACATCGCAGCGATTACAGCAAGCACGATGTCGCTTCCGGTCATTACGCGTGCTCGATTGCGATCAGTTCGACTACCTCATCGAAGTACGCACGAGCCGCTTCGACTTTCGCCTTGATCTTCTCTTCGAGCGCCTTGTCGCGCTGGTACGGGACGCGAGTAACGCGCAGAGCCGGATCGATGTGATCGACGTAATGAATCTCGGTTGGTTCGAACCGGATCAGTTCATCGGGCGTCGTGACGAGACAGTAGGCGATCTCTGCCTCATCAACATCCCATAGCATCATGTACGAACGAAGTTGCCATTCGTAGCCCGTATCACGTCCGGCAAACACCGTAGCGGGGAATGTCTGGAGCGACCACGACGACTTGATATCGATGATCTTCGAGCCTGTGAAGATGTCGCACTCACCGGTCAGCCAATCATTGTTCTTCCGCTCGGCGTTCTTCACATAGCTGGCGAACATCACATCGTTGAGCAACGCAATGGAGGCGTTTTCAACGATGATTCCTTTGTCCATTTCCTTTGATGTGATGACGCGCTGAAACCCATAAACAAACTCTTTAGCCAGTTCCTCAACGTAGGTTTTCGCTCCCACGGAAAGTATTTCGCCCTTGTTCTTCGGCTCGGCCATTATTTTCCCAAGTGAGCTTGCGCGGATTCGGAACGTCATACATGCCTCCAAGTTTTCTTCTTTCGGCTTGTTCTGTCATTCTTCATGGCTGGACTCCATATGCGCTTTTATCTCTTCGTCAACCTTCGTTTCTTGCTCTTGTGTCAGATCGAACTGAGCGCGGAGCTTTCCAGTCGTATACTGGCCACCCTTGATTGATTCAATCGCCTTGTTCAACCGAGCGTCATCGATTCGCTTCTTAGCTGGCTTGGCTACCGTGGCGCGGATGCGAAGACACTCAACAGTCTCACCGCCCATGCGCGTGGTGCTGGCGAACAAAGTAATCTGCTTTCCGCTCCATTGTTCTATGTAGGGTCCATACAAGCGATGGATCGACTTCGAATTCGTCGCGTTGAGAATCAACGGCTTCTGACCGACTAGGTGCGCCACAGTGCACTCTTCCGACTTCCCCCCAGTCCCCTTAACTGCTTCCCGTGTCACATAGTCGATAGTCACGGTCAGGTCCTGATCCGGATCAAGCGCGTAGGCGCCTATGTAATCCGGGTTAACCAATCTCTTCCAATGCGTTAATTTTTCGTCCATTACGGTTATCCAAGTTGACCGTGATTCCGACATTAGTTGTACTACGCGCCTACGTGCAATGAACGGTGCGGCACTGTTCTGCACGCTGCTCCAAGCTATCCATCAAGCCGCCTGCCATCAGGTAGAGCAGCGCGAGAAGCATGGTTGCGGCCCATATCTTCGCGAGTTTGAGCATCTCATCCGATCCCGACGAGAAGCGCACCGTAGAACACGAGGCCCATGATCGCGCCTACTGCAATGCCGACCGCCAAATCGCTCAGCGTTACGCATTTATTCAATTCTTGCTCCGTTACAAGTTTCATCGCGCACCCCGAATAAACGCAATCGCCAGTGTCGATCCGATGGCGAAGTAGCCAATTAGCATCCACATGATCTATTCCTCATCGTGGCCGTCTGCCCACTCAAGCACTTTTCCGGACAAGTCGAAAATGTGCCAATACGTATCCGGATGCATCTTGATCTGGAAGCTATCGATGTCCGGCGTCACTTCATGAACCGTCATGATCTCGTCGCCGAAATCATCCATCATGAATTGCGGGTAGATGCTTGGCCGCTTGTCGGCGTAGTGGTATGTCTTCATCTCAGAACCCCAAGCCCGTCGCCGACATCACAATCACGCTTCCCGAGAGAAGACCGACACTAACCGCAGCCACCCAAGCCAATAACGGATGTTTCATCGCTCACCTCAGTTCGTTTTGTCTGTCCATCCGGTCGAATTGCTCGTCGCTTCTATCGCCGTCGTCGATCCAACCGTCGTATCCTTCGTCGTCGTACTCGGCAAGCTCTTTGTCGTAGAGAAACTCGCCGAGCCGGGTCGCGTTGATCACAGTGCATCCGTATCTCATCGCGTCCACCCGAAAAGAAACCAATCACCAAACCCGAGTACCGCGAATATGATTGCGAGTTCCATGTCAGTCTCCGGTGGCTTTGGCGATAGCGGCGCGCGTCTTTTCGATCGCAGGCTTCCATCCGTAATCAGTCGCCCCGGCATTGCCGGAAAGAACCATTTCCGCTTCAAGCAAGATCAGCGCTTCGAGAAGGTCAGGAGCGGCGGCGAACAGACGAGCACGGTCAAACGTCTGCTGCTGAGCCGAAATCCGCATCGGTTCCGTGCGATCGCGCATGCCGAGATAAGATTCGCCCGTCTGCGCCTTGCAGTCGACGGACTCGGCCCATACAGTGACGATGTGTTTGCCGTCTGCGGTGTAGACGCGTTCCATGCGTGCGGTAAGCCTTTCTTTCGCTTCCATGTCAGCATCCCTCCCGAAAGTCACGCAGCCCCGAAGCGATGATCCGAGCCGCTACTTCGTGCAACAGTTTTTCGGTCAAAGCGCCCATGCCGCCAGCAGCGAGGCGCTTCAGTTCGATTAAGTCAAGTGCGAGGTCGCTCACATAGCCTCCGAGCGCAGTTGTTTAAGCCAGACCTTCACGCGAAGGTTGTGTGTGCCACGAACAACGTTAAACGTGCGGAATTTGATCGTCATATCTATCCCCTTTGTGGTTTTGTCACGGCGCCCTTAGCAAGACGCCTTGATAAAACTTCATCGGCTCTGTCGCGTCGCTGGCTCCGATTTCGCCAGGTCATCCGGTCGGCCCGATTGCAGTTCGGGCTAGACATTCCCAACTCACGTTGCCGGGCTATCCGATGCGCTGCTTGTTCTTCAGTGCATGGATGTAGTGTAGGACGCTACACCGGTAGAGTCAAGCGTTCTATACCGAAAAGACAAAAAAAATCCCGCCGAAGCGGGAGGGGAATTCAGTGACGCCTAGCCGTGATGACGCGAACGGCCATCAGAAGGTATCGGGCGATTTCGTTTAACGCTTCTTCGGCCGGATCGGTTGACTCCTTCTGCTTGGATTCGACAGTTCGACGCTGCCGGTAAAGGTCCATGCTGACGATGGTTTTTTCATTTGTGCTTGCGGGGGGCATGTTTTAAAACCCTAGATGGCTCGGCGTGGAGTGCCAAGAGCTGCTCCTGTTCTGCAAGCTCGGCCACCACATCGGCATCATGTACCAATCCCAATCTTTCGACAATTTCAAGGATGCCGAGAGTGTAAGCAAACGTTTGTCGTACTTTTGGCCCCCCCTTGTCCAGACGCATGACGCACTGAATTAGCTTTTTTGCTTCGCCGGTAATAGGCACGAAGTCCCCTCTGTTCGGCGATTTGCCGCTCTCAAATCCCCACACTAGCCACCGGGGTTCGACTCCCAAAACCTCGCAGATCGTCAGCATATTGGCCGCGTCGAGGTTTTTTATTTTCCCGCTTTCCCAGTCGGTCACGGTCGGCGCCGACACATTACAGGCGCGCGCCAACTCCGCCTTGGACATCGAGCGGGCTTCTCTGGCTTCAGTAATTCTTCGGTTCCAGTTCATTAGGCAAGCCTATCAGGTGGCATCTTAGGTATGCTCGCGTCCGAATAATTAGGCGTGGGCAACTTTATAGTTAGGTATGACTTGCTTTCTGGATTAGGTTTGGCTAACATAGGGGCTAGTTAAACAGCGAGGCACCCCATGATTTCCTTAGCCAACACCGTGATTGACCGCATGGGCGGCACGACTGCGGCCGCTAATTACTTCGAGATCGAACCCGCGTCGATCTCCGGATGGCGCAAGAAGGGCATCCCGAAACTGCGTCTGCAATGGCTCCGACTCGTCAGGCCCGAGCTTTTCGCCGACCTGGAAGAACACGCAACAGAACAAGCAGCGGCATAACCCGCAGCCTCGTAGCACCCACACGCAACAGCAATAGCCAGAGCCGTACAGCGGCCCTTAGTACTACGAGGTCACATGGACGACAACCAAATAGGGGAAGGCATGGCACTAGGACGGCGCACCACCACGCTCGGGAAATTGACGGCTGAAGTCAAGGTTCGGGTCGACGAAGAGACCAAAGACGAACTTGACCGACTGGCTTACGAAGCAGGCATGGGAACCTCCGAGTTCATTCGTGAATTGATGATGATTCGGGTGTATGGGCGTGAACATGTAGCTAGGTTATATAAAACCCGCATGTTCATGGTCGCTGGAATGGGTCCTGAAGAGGGCGATTGAAGGACCCCTCTAAAGTCGGATCGTCACATAGAAAAAGCTTGGGGTAGCCATGAAAAGTGTTTTGAAGCGAGTCGTGATGCGCGCGTACTGCCTGGGGTGGATTTCCTCAACCACGGTCGTAAAGGCATTCAGTCTGTTTGACCTGAAGGGGGAATGATGGGTACGTACTACCGCATCAAGAACTGGGAGCGCTTCCAGCACTACAAGGACAGAAATCCTCCTTGGATCAAACTCCATCGCGACCTTCTTGCTAGCGAAACGTGGGTTTCTGTAGACGATGCTAGCAGGGTGCTAGCAATTGCTTGCATGTTGCTAGCAGCTGCTACGGACAATCAGATTCCGGATAACCCTCGCTATATCCAGCGAGTTGCATATCTGAGCGGCCCTCCTGATTTCGGTCCTCTTATTGAAGTCGGCTTTTTAGAAGTGCTTACGGATCAAGACTTTGCGTCTGATGCAAGCAAGTCTCAAGCTGATGCTAGCAAGCCGCTAGCAAAGCGTAGCGCTTCCGCACAAGAGACAGAGACAGAGACAGAGACAGAGACAGAAAAGACATTGCCCGGCAAGCCGGACCCTGCATCCGAAATCATCGATTACCTGAATGAGAAGTCAGGGCGATCTTTCAGGAATGTGAAGGCGAACACAGAGCTTGTGATGGCACGAATCAGGGAAGGCGCCACGGTCGACGAGATCAAGGCAGTAATCGACGGAAAGGTAAGGGCCTGGGGGAACGATCCGAAGATGGCCGAATTCCTGAGACCGGAAACGCTGTTCGGAGCAAGAAAGTTCGCGCAGTACGCAGGGCAGATGAACGGGCATCGCGAATATGCACGCGATCGTGACGAAAACGGAATTCGGTTCGACAACTGATCATGAGCAACTGGACAGAAACATCGTATCGACTCGCACAAGAGGCTGAAGCTATTGCCGGCATGTTGCTTCCGAACGGAAAGCGCGCAGGGGCAGAGTGGTGCGTTGGCAGCGTGCAGGGCGAAGCAGGAGATTCGCTCAAGGTACGAATCAACGGGAACAAGGCTGGCGTCTGGAAGGATTTCGCGACTGGTGAAGGTGGCGATCTGATCGACCTTTGGGCAGCGGTGAACGGGTCTACGAAGCGTGACGCGTTCGAAGCGTGCCGCAACTACCTCGGCATCTCCGAACCGGCTTTTGCCGGCCCGAAGCGCGTCTATGCGAAGCCGTCTAAGCCGCCCGTCACGAAACCCGTAGGTCGGGTGCTTTCCTACCTGACCGAAGATCGAAAGCTGACGCTGGAGACGATCCAGGCGTTCAAGGTTGGCGCTTCGAAGGAAGACGACGCGATTGTGTTCCCGTTCCTGCGTGACGACGAACTAGTGAACGTCAAGCACCTCGCGCTGAAGCGTGACGAGAACGGCAAGAAAAAGACGTGGCAGGCTGCGAACGCAGAGCCGTGCTTGTTCGGTTGGGACCTGATCACGGACGACGTGAAGGCGGTTCTGATCGTCGAAGGCGAGATCGATGCGATGAGCCTGTACCAGTGGGGATTCGACGCGCTGTCGATTAATCAGGGCGCTGGCAATCACCAGTGGATCGACCAGGACTTCGAGCGTCTGGAACGCTTCCAAGAGATTTTCTTGTGGTTCGATGCCGACGAGGCAGGGCAGAAGGGTGTGCGTGAGGTTGCCGCGCGCCTCGGTATTGAGCGCTGCCGAATCGTCGATTTCCGCCTGAAGGATGCAAACGAGGCATTACAGGCCGGCGTCGACCGTGACGAGATCATCCAAGCGATTGCAGCGGCAAAGCGAATCGAGCCGTCCGACCTGAAGACGCCCGAAGCGTACCTGGATGACGTGATAGAGATGTTCAGCGGCCAGCCGCTCGGAATGACTGGCTCGCCGATGCCGTGGCCGACTTGGCAGGATCGGGTGCGTCTGCGCCCGGCTGAATTGTCGATCTGGACCGGGATAAACGGGCACGGAAAGAGCGACCTGCTAGGGAACGTTCTCGTGAACCTGATGAATAACGGCGAGCGGATTTGCATTTTCTCGGGCGAAATCAAGCCGAAGATGCTGCTCTTTAGACTGACCGCGCAGGCTTGCGCCACGCTTAAAGCTCCGATTCCGTTCGTCAAGGCTGCTACGGAGTGGATGACGGGCTCGCTGTGGCTTTATGACCATGTGGGGAGCGTCAGCCAAGAGAAGCTTATGGAGGCGTTCCGTTATGCCGCCAAGCGTTACCGCGTTACGCATTTCGTTGTCGACTCGTTGATGAAATGCGGCATCGCAGAAGACGATTACAAGGGACAGAAACAGTTCGTCGACGCTCTGTGCGACTTCAAGAACGATTTCAACGTGCACGTCCACCTGATCGCACACGCACGGAAAGGCGAATCGGAAGAGAAGGCACCCGGCAAGCTCGACATCAAGGGGACCGGGGCAATTTCCGACCTTGCCGATAACGTCTTCACGGTGTGGCGGAACAAGAAGAAGGAAATCGAGCGTGAGCCTAGCCCAGATACCGAAGATGCGCGCCTGTACTGCCATAAACAGCGCGCGACGGGTTATGAAGGCGCGCTAAAGCTCTGGTTCCATAAGGATTCGCTGACGTTCACGCAGAGTGCAGATTGGCACCCGCGTCCGGCTTTTCATTTCTCAAAAGCGGAGGCCGCATGAGTTTGATTCCCGTCCAGGACTACATGGCCGAAATATTGGGCGCCTTCGAAGCTGGTAAGCCATTGGAAAATCAGCGCGAGCGAGATCGACGGGCCTTCGAGAAATGGGAGGAGCAGCCCGACCCGGAGGATGAGGATGAAACGTAGTCCTTCCGCTTTAACTGCCGAACTGCTGAAGGAGCAAGGCTGGCTGGTCGAAACGACTGAGAGATGGATTCCGGGCGCCAACATTCGAAAAGACTTGCTCGGGTTTATAGACCAGCTCTGTTTCAAAGATGGCGAAGTGTTGGCGGTTCAGGCGACGAGTTGGACGAACGTAGCAGCGCGGGTAGCGAAGATCACGGAATCACCGAATCTGCCGCTGGTTCGAAAGATCGGATGGGGAGTTTGGGTCATAGGCTGGAAATGGTGCCCCAAGACTAAGAACTGGATTCATCGCATTACGGACATGTCATAAGGATCAGTCATGGCATTCGCACGCAAGCCTGGATTCGGCGAGTTTGGAAAGCGGCTCAAAGCCGAAAGGGTCCGACGCGGGTTCGCGTTGCGCGATTTTCGCGGCTCAGGTTGGAGTTCACGTTTCCACGATCACTGCAGTCGAGAACCGCGGCACGATGCCGAAATTCTTGATCGTGGTGGAAATGGCTCAAGTGTTGGAATGCTCAATCGATTATCTGGCAGGGCTTGAAGACTAAACGGGGGAGGGAGAAATGGCAGGAAATCGGAAACCGAGACGTAAGTATGTGCCGAAAACCGGAGTTAAGGATACGGTCACGACGCTATTCGAAGGCGACGAACCGCTGAAGGGCGAACTGAAGGACAAAGTACTGCTGACGACGCACATGGCCGCGCTGGCGCTCTCCAAGGGCGAAGCGACACAAGACGACTGGGGCGCGCTCGTGACCGCCTGCAACGTGTGCCTCGTGTTGTGCGAGCAAGCCAAAAATAAGCACATCGGTCTGCAAGCCGTATATGACGCCAGCAACGCGCTTATTTCGGTGCAGGAGCGGTTCTTCGCGATGGGTCGCAGGGTAAGTACCGGCGACGAGCTGACGGCCGTCAATGGCGGGATTCACGTCTTCGAGGAACTGGTGGAGACGGTGAGCAAGCGAAAATACGTTTGGGCGTCGGATCAGATCGAGAAGCGGATGCGGGATGGCCAGGTGGTCGGCGTGGCGCCGATGAAGAAAACGGCACGGTACGAATTCAGGAGCGCAGCATGAGCAAGCATAAGCTTTGGAGCGAAGAAGAAAACGCGATCCTTCGTGAAATTTGGGCGAGCTCGCGCCCGGTCAAGGAAGGATTTCATCGCCTGCCGAATCGCGGTGAGCGGGCGATTGTGCTTCACGCCCAGGCGCTCGGCATCTCTGGAAACAGAAAGATAGACGAGCATGCTCGTTCGACGATCCTTTCGCTCGTGCATCGCGAGATGAAATCCGGCGCGTCCATGTCGTCTCTCGACGTGGTAGCCAAGTACTCATGCCATGTCAAGCATGCAGGCGAACTCCTGAAGGCATCGCGTAACCGTGCAGAGATTCACGTCGCGGAATGGATCCGAACCCGGACGGCGGGCCCCTATTTGGCTGTCTACGCATGGGGCAACAAACCTGATGCCGTGCGCCCCGCAGCCAAGACGAGTAAGGAATACAACCGTCGCCGCTGGATCAAGCAACGGATGAAGGAAGGGAAATTGGTTAGCAACGTTTTTGCCGTCGCGATGGCGCAGATTCTGGATGCGGAACCGCCAAAACCAATCAAAGGGCGCTACGAAAGCCGCGTGTACCAGCAGTCCATGTCTTTGCGCGATTTCGAGGAGGCAGCATGATTCCCGACACTTTCGATCCGTACTTCGCCGTCATGGGCGTGAAACGCCGTGACTGGACCAAGCCCGCACCGGAGCAGAAATGAACCTTACCGAATGGATTCCATGCGCTACACCGCCAATCCGAGAGGGTTGGTACGACGTGGAGATTATTTACCAGAACGGAGCGGACGAAAAGAACCGCCGCTACTACTGGAAACTTGGCGACTTTCGGCTGAGCGACCGCGACATGCTTCGTGCGCCGATCATCTACGAAATGGACCGTTGGCGTGGTCTTACAGAGGAGCAGAAATGAGCGCGTTAAATGGAAGAGAGCAATTCGAGAAGTTTTATCGTGAAGCCGGCGGCTGCCTTCTGGCGTCGGTGAAGGAAAAGCACTGGCAGACATGGCTGGCGGCGCAGGTCGCGCTGCTTGAGGCGCACGGGCCGGCAGTTGAGATTCGCGTGCTTGAGGAGAAGGCGGAATGACTGATTGCGCTGGCTGCGCTGAACCGGGGAAATATTCGCACACGACAGATTGCCTGTTCGAGCACTTCCTCAATTTCATGAACTGGAATGGACTGCCATACGAGGAAAAGGACAGGCTTCGAACCGCCTACGGATACGGGAAGGAAGAAGGCCAGCGTTTCCTTCAGGCGAAATGGCCTACTCGGATGGCGATGCAGGAGCCGACATGAGCGACCGCCAGTTCTTCTCGCTCGTGCACGATACCGCTCGTCAGATGGCTGTCAGAGCGGTTACGCGAGCGCCGGCCGGTTATGTGGTGGAAGTGAAGCCCAAGACGCGCACGCTGGATCAAAACGCCAAGCTTCACGCCATGTTCACCGACATCGCTAGGCAAATAGGTTTTCACGGCAAGAGGCGTACCCCCGCAGAATGGAAGGTGATCTTTATCTCTGGTCACGCCGTGGCGACTGGGCTGGGCGCCGATATCGTCCCAGGCTTGGAAGGCGAGTTCGTGAATATTCGGGAATCGTCGGCGCAGATGGGCGTGAAGCGGCTGAACAGCCTGATTGAATATGTGACGGCATGGGCAGCGGACAACGAGGTGAGGTTTTCCGGGAGCGAGGGATGACCGCCGCAGCCGAACGACTTCACATTGCGCGCGTGAAGGAACTCGACTGCGCAGTATGCGGCACGCATGGCCCGAGCGATGCGCATCACATCCTCGCCGGCCGCACGCCAGGAAGGAAAAGCCCAGGATTCTGCGTGATTCCTCTCTGCAAAGACTGTCATCAGGGAAGCTTCAACGGAATCCACGGCCAGCGCCGCATGTGGGAAGTGGTGAAAGTAAGCGAACTAGATTGCCTAGCGGCGACGATCGAACGACTTTACGGGGGTAGAAAATGACCGAAGAAAACCAAGAATTGCACCTGTTCTGCCTCCGCTGGGCCGAATGGCATCGTTCCCGGCGCCTATTCGCGCCTCCTGTGCCTGCCAACATCCTCGCACGTATGCGCGGACCATCTGGAGGCGGCGAAGTGCCTGACGCGCTGCTGAGCGCGAACCTGAGCTACTTCAACTTGTCAGTTCTCGCTCAGAAGGAAAGCCAGTCGAAGTTCATCTTCTATCTCTTCTACCTGCACCGCGCCAAGAACATCAAGGCGATCGCGCACGAGATGGGATTCTCGACCTCATACTTCTATCGGCTGCTCCGCACGTTCCGCGCTGAGGCGCACCGCGCATATCGGGCTATGATGGAAGGCCAACCTGTGGCAGAGCGTGAGGAAGAAAATGAGCTACAACACGCGTGAGATTGCTGGGAAGCTGATTCGATATTCGATGCTGCTGAGGTCGGAAATCGAGAAGGCGACTCTCGGTAGCGAGTTTTCCGAATCCGCAGCAGAACTCAAAGGCGCGCTAGAAAGCGAACTTGACAGCGTTCAAGATATGTCGAACTACCTATGGGATATCAAAGAGTCAGTGTGAACATCTAACGTTCACGTCTCGCTAGTTCACACATACCCTCTTAAAACGTACAATTTTGCTAGATTGAGTTTTTGCCTCCTCCCCCTGCGATTCTCCTCCGCAGGGTTTGCCCGCCACGCGCGGGCGTTTTTATTTGGAGCCAGAAATGTATCGCTGTTTCTGGTGCTCAAGGCTGATCCCGCTCGGGACGACCTGCTGCAATCCGCACGAGAAGCACTTCTAACCCTACTGGAACCGCAATGGCCAAGTTCAGCACCCGCAAGCCCATGATGGCCGCACCGAAGGCCGAGGCTATGCCTGCCGCCAAAGCACCCACTGGGAAGAAGATGCCCGAGCGCGGCGAGCGCACCGCAACGAACAAGCGCACGAGCGACGCACGGCACCCGGCAAGTCACGACGCTTGGGAAAAGATGGGCAGCGATTGAAATGTGGAAAGCCCTCATCCGACTGATAGCCGCGCTCGTTCTGTGCGGGCTGATCGTCGCGATGGGATACCTCAGAACGAAATTAAGCACCTGTTGAAACTGGAGCGCTACCCGAAAGGACGCGGCTCGATATGCCTCAAAACAGAAAGGTAACAGACAAGCCAAAGCGAGCCGCACCGAAAACTGCGTTCAAAAAGGGCGTATCAGGCAATCCGGGCGGCCGGCCGAAGCGCACCGCAGAAGAGCTTGATCTGATCGCAGCCTGTAAGGGCAGAACGCCCGCAGCGCTCGCGGTGATCGAGTCCATCATGATGGAAGGCGAGAACGAGCGGAACAAGCTCTCCGCAGCGATGGCGATCATTGAGCGCGGATACGGCAAGCCGGTGCAGCCGGTCGAGGCAAGCGGCCCGAACGGTGGCCCGATCGAGACAGTCACTCAGGTAACGCTGGTCGCGCTGAAGGGCGAACAGTGAGCGCAACGGCGCATATCGCGCTCCCCGAGAAGCTAATTCCAGTCTTCGAGGGCGAGGCCGACGTGCGCGGCGCCAAGGGTGGTCGCGGCTCGGCCAAGACGCGCAGTTTCGCCAAGATGGTGGCCGTGAAGGGCTACATCTTCGGTATGTCCGGCATCAGCGGCATTCTGCTGTGCGGTCGGCAGTACATGAACTCGCTCGAAGACTCGTCGCTTGAGGAATGCAAGCGCGCGATCGAGGACGAGCCGTTCCTGAAGTCGTATTACGAGATCGGCGATCGGTACATCAGGAGCCGCGACGGGCGAATCTCGTTCGTGTTCGCGGGCTTGGATCGGAACATCGCCAGCATCAAGTCGAAAGGCCGGATTCTGGTCTGCTGGGTGGACGAGGCCGAGCCGGTCACAGACGAAGCCTGGACGACGCTGATTCCGACGCTGCGTGAGGAAGGCGAGGGCTGGAACGCAGAGTTGTGGATCACATGGAACCCGAAGCGCAAGACGGCGCCGGTCGAGAAGCGTTTCACGGTCAACAGCAACGATCCGCGCATCAAGATTGTTGTGCTGAACTGGCGCGACAATCCGAAGTTCCCGGCCAAGCTTGAGCGCGACAGGCAGCGCGATCTCGAAGAGCGGCCTGAGCAGTACGACCACATCTGGGAAGGCGGCTTCGTCACAGCGCTTGAGGGCGCGTACTTCGCCAAGCATCTTCAGAAGGCGAAGGAAGAAGGACGCATCGGATTCTTCCCGGCTGATCCGCTGATGACGATTCGGCTGTTCTGCGACATCGGCGGGACAGGCGCCAAGGCTGACGCGTTCGCCATTTGGGCGGCGCAGTTCATCGGGCGCGAAGTGCGCGTTGTGAACCACTACGAGGCCGTAGGGCAGCCCGTCGACGCTCACCTTGCCTGGGCACGGTCGCAGGGTTACGAGCCGTCCAGGGCGCAGATATGGCTGCCGCACGACGGCTCGACGCAGGACAAGGTGTACGACGTGTCGTATGAGTCGGCGCTGAGGAAGGCTGGCTACAGCGTCACGGTCGTGCCGAATCAGGGCAAGGGCGCTGCGATGGCTCGTATCGAGCGCGCGCGCGTGCTGTTCCCGCAGATCCGGTTCAACGACGTGACGACTGAGGCAGGACGCTCGGCGCTCGGTTGGTATCACGAGAAGCGTGACCTTGAGCGCGGCATCGGCCTCGGTCCTGATCACGACTGGTCAAGCCACAGCGCAGACGGCTTCGGCCTGATGTGCATCGCGTGGCAGGAACCGGTCGAGATGAAGCCCATCAATTACCCGAAATTGTCGATCGCGTAGCAGATTCCGCGCGACGCCCGCGGGTCTGGAAGAAATGAACTGCCCAAAATGAGGCGAAAAACGAAATGAGCATTGCGCTGAACGCGAAAGTCGCGGTTCTCGAACATCGCATCAATACGCTTGAGCAAGGTCTCGGCGGCATGACGCGCGTCGAACTGCTCGCGTACATCGCACAGCTTGAACTCCGCATCGAACGCATTGAGGCCCGCAAACCCGGCCCGAAACCCAAGGACGCAAATGGCTGAGACGAAGAAGGGCATGTCGGACGACGAATTGCTCGGGCTGATCGGGCAGTACGAACGCTCGTCCCTCGGCTCGTCCGTCGCTGCCGGCCCGTCTGTCGGCGGCAACATCAAGCCGGCCGGTCAGACGATGACCACGCTTGAGATCGACCGCTACAACGCGCTGAACGCCTATTTCGGCCGCCCGATGGGCAACGAGGTCGAGGATCGCTCGCAGATCGTGCTGCCTGAGTTGCGCGATACGGTCGAGTGGATCATGCCGACGCTGATGCGCATGTTCGTCGGCTCGGGCAAGCCGGTGCAGTTCGATCCGGAAGCGCCGGGCGACGAGGAACAGGCCGAGCAGGAAACGGAAGTCGTCAACTGGGTGTTCATGAAGCAGAACCCCGGCTTCTTCATCCTGCACGACATGTTCAAGGACGCGCTGCTGCTGCGCAACGGCTACGTCAACTCGTATTGGGTGAAGAAGACCAAGACGAGCGTCGAGTCGTACACCGGCCTGAACGAGAACGAAGTAGCTATGCTGCTTCAGACGAAGGATGAGATCGAGGTTCTCGAGCAGAAAGAGACGATCGACATCATCACGAACCCGATGGGCGGGCCGCCCCAGCAGTCGACATCGTTCGACATCAAGATCCGGCGCACGTCGAAGAAAGGATGCGTCAAGGTCGAGTGTGTTCCGCCCGAGGAAATGCGCGTGTCTCCGCAGGCTCGGCACGGTCTGGACGAATCTCCATTCACGCAGCACATGCGCACGATGTCGCGCACCGAGGCGAAGGAACTGGGCTTCGACAAGGACATGATCGACGCCATCACCGTGGCGCGGCCGGAATGGCTCGACCTGATCTCGCTGGCGCGGAACGAAGTCACCGACCAACTTTCGGAAGAGAATCCGAGCGATCCGGCCAGCCAGATGATCGACGTGCGGACGAACTACATCCGCGTCGACTTCGACGGCGACGGCATCGCCGAGTTTCGGCGCGTGGTGGTGGGCGGCGACAAGATCCTCGAAAACGAGGAGATCGAGGAAGGCTCGTTCTCGTACTGCTCGCCGATCCGCATGCCGCATAGGCACGTGGGCATCAGCTACTACGACCTGTTGAACGATCTGCAGGTCAGCAAGACGACGCTGTTTCGCCAGGCGCTCGACAACATCTACATTTCGAACAACCAGCGCACCGCGGTGAACTGGCGCAACGTGAACGTGCAGGACTTGCTTGTGTCGCGTCCGGGCGGGATTATCCGCGTCGACGGGCCGATCGGTGACAACATCATGCCGTTTGTGCAGCCGTCGAACCTGATGGCGCAGATCCTGCCGGCGATGGAGTACTGCGACTTGCAGCGCGAGATGCGAACAGGCATCGGCAAGGACACGATGGGCGTCGACGCAGATGCGTTGCAGGACGTCACCAAGGGCGGCCAGTTGGCTTCGATGTCGGCGGCGGCAGCCAAGGTCGAACTGGTCGCGCGGCTGCTCGCTGAGGGCGTCAAAGACGTGTTCCAGAAGATCCACAATCTCTTGCGCCGGCATCAGGACGAAGAGATGACGGTCATGCTGACCAACAAGCAATGGCTGTCGACGAATCCGGCTGAGTGGCGCGAGCGGTCCGAACTGGTGATCAACGTCGGCCTCGGCTCGGGCAACCGCGAGGAAGCGCGCGCGAACGTGATGCTGCTGGGTCAGGCGCAGAAGGAACTGGCCGTGTTCGGTCTGGTTGGCCCGAAGCAAGCCTACAACACGTTCCGCAAGGTGTCGCACCTGCTCGGCTTCGAGAACCCGTCTGAATTCGCGATGGACCCGGACTCGCAGGAATACCAGCAGGCGATGCAGCAGAAGCAGCATGCGCCGCCCGATCCGCACGTTCAGGTCGCGCAGATCAAGGCCCAGTCGGAAGGGCAGCGCGCGCAGACGGTGCAGATGCAAACTCAGAGCAAGCAGGCGACGGAGAACAACCGCCTCCTGGGCGATCTGATCCAGGCGCAGGCTGGCGAGCGCTCGGCGCAACTGAAGGCGCAGGCCGAACTGATGCACGCGGCGCAGCAGGGCGGCGCAGACCGCGACATTCAGGTCGCACAGATCCAGTCGCAGGAATGGCAGACGGTCGTGAAGATCATCGGCCAGATCGTCGCGTCGCAGTTGAAGCAGAACGCGGCGGCCGACGCCGGCCAGATGGTCAATCACGACGTGAGCGAGGTGCAGCGTGGGCAATGACGAAGAAATCGTCCGTGGCGGTCATGCCGCACAGGTTCTCGATGCGCCGATCTTCGTCGAGGCAAAGAAAGCCGTGCTCGAAGGAATTCAGCGCCAGATGGAAGCGGTCCCGCTCTCCGACCAGATCATGCATACGCGGCTGATCACGGTCCTGCAACTGTGGAACACGCTCGAATCGTATTTCGAGCAGATCAAGCAGACGGGCGAGATCGCACAGTTTCAGGTGACGCAGCAGGAAGAAGCGAAGAAGCGGTTCAAGATTTTCGGATAACCAACACCACTTTCCACACAGGCCACCTTCGGGTGGCCTTTTTCATTGAGGCCAGCAAATGAGCGATGTCGTTGCAACCACCCAATCCATGGGCGTTGAGTCGAGCGGTGAAGACCAGTTCCAAGGCTTGTGGGATTCGGGCGCATTCGATCCGAAGGGCATTCCTCCGCGCGAGGAAGGCGGACAGGATCATGCGTCGTCCACGGACGAGAACCGCGCTGTAGACGACGGCGAGCAACGCCAAGCCCAAGAGAACACCGAAGCACCCGAAGCCAAGGAAGCGGCGCAGGAAGAAGCGCCGGCATACAAAAGCCTCGACGAGCTTCTAACCTCGATGAAGGTCGATCCCGAATCGGTCATGAACTTGCACGTCACGACCAAGATCGACGGCGTTGAAACGCAGGTTCCGCTGCAGGACGTGCTCAAGTCGTACCAGCTCGAAGGTCACGTCAACAACAAGTCGATCGACCTTTCGAACCAGCGCACGCAGTTCGATCAAGAGCGCACGGCCGCGCGCACGCTTTTCCAGCAGCAAATCCAGCAGAACAGCGCGCTCGGCAATCTCGCGATGCAGATGCTGACGCACGAATACCAGACGATCGATTGGAACGCTCTCCGCGCGCAGAACCCGGCTGAGTTCGCCGCGCTGAACACCGAGTTCCAGCAGCGCCAAGGCCAGATCCAGAACTATCTGTCGGCAGTGCAGCAGCAAGCCCATCAGGAAGCCGAGCGGCACCAGCAGGGATTGCAGCAAGCCATTGCCAGCGAGCGCGAGAAGCTCGTCAGCGTCATTCCCGAATGGCGCAACACCGAAGTTTTCACGCAAGACCGAAATGCAATGTCGCAGTACGCCCGCAGTCTGGGCTTCCAGGATGCCGAGTTGAACCAGATCTACGACCACCGCTACATGCGAATTCTGCACGACGCGGCGCGTTATCAGGCGCTCCAAGCATCGAAGCCCCAAGCACTGAAGCAGGTCCGGCAAGCGCCCGTGGTGGCGAAACCGGGATCACGGGTGGATTCGAACCCCAACGAGACGCGCCGTCAGGCCGCTCTTGAACGATTCAACCGCAACCCGAGAGACATGGACGCACAAGCGGCTGTCTTCGATTTGCTTGGTTAAACCATACCGGAGTTAAAAATGTCCGTACCTGCAAATACCTTCCAGGTCTACACGCAGAAGAACATCCGCGAAGACCTGATCAACGCAATCTACAACGTTGATCCGTTTAAAACGCCCTTCCTGAACATGTGCAAGAAGACGGAAGCGAAGCAGACGAATCACGAGTGGAACACCGACAAGCTCGACGCGCAGAACCTGAGCAATGCGGCCATCGAAGGCGATGATCCGACCGCTCAGACGCTCACGCCGACGGCTCGTATCGGCAACAACACGCAGATCTCGACGAAGGTCGTCCAGATCTCGGGCACGTCGCAGGCTGTCGTCGCTGCCGGTGGCTCGAACAAGATGGGCTACCAGTTGCTCAAGAAGTCGAAGGAAATGAAGCGCGACATGGAAGGCATTCTGACCTACAACCAGGCGAAGAGCGCCGGTTCGTCGTCGGTCGCGCGCAATTCCGCTGGCTTGCCGGCCTTCCTGACGACCAACGTCGTGTTCCAGACGGGCGGCTCGCCGTCGGGCGCGAACCCGGCGCTGGCTTCGAACGGCTGGACCGACGGCACGAACACGCGCACCTACAACGGCACGACCGTGGCCATCACCGAAGCAATGGTCAAGTCGATGATCCAGAAGGTGTTCTCGTCGTCCGGCGACTGCCCCGAGTACATGCTGGTCTCGCCGACGAACAAGCAGAACATCTCGGCCTTCGCCGGTCCGGGAACGCGCTTCATCGAAGTGGAAGACAAGACGCTGAAGACCGCCGTCGATATCTACCAGTCGGACTTCGGCGACGTGAAGATCATCCCGGACATCTTCTTGGCGCACTCGGGCGACGTGTTCGGCATCAACCCGAACTACGTGCGCGTCGCGTACCTGCGCCCGTTCCAGACGATCCCGCTCGCAAAGACGGGTGACTCGGACAAGAAGGAACTGCTCGTCGAATACACGCTGGAACTGGGCAACGAGCACGCCCAAGGCGCGATTTTCGACACGAACGGCTGATCGCTGTCTGGCGATAGCGCATAAGGGGCAGTAATGACCGTTTTTGCGGAAGACGACTTCTTTGGGACCAGTGGAACGTTCGTTGAATCCCGCCCGACGAATATCGGCAACAAAGCATGGAGCACGAACGCGGCCGGCGCCTTCACGCTGAATGGTAGTGGGAAGGCGCAGGCGGCGATTCAGGTTAATGCGAACGCCAATACTTTCGACGCTGGCGTATCAGACTTCACCGTCTCATGCGCCATGTCGTCGTATTCGCCGGATAACAACCTGTGCGTTATCGCCGTCCTTCTGTTCCGTTATGTGGACGCGAACAATCACTGGGGAATTCAGGTAGACCCTCGGTATAACCGCGTCACGCTCTACAACAAGCAGAGCGGCTCGCAGTTCGATCAGATGTACATAGCCGATGCGACGGTGATTAACAACGCCGTCACCGCTGTCCGCATCGACTGCGTGGGCCAGAACATCACAGTCTTTGTTAACGGTGTGCAGGTTTCATCGCTTGTGTCCACGCTCTATCAGACGGCGACCAAGTGCGGAATCTACATGGGCGTCAACGGGCCATCAGGCGGAAACGCCACTTGGGGGCCTATAGAAGTCCAGACCTTGCTCGGGCTGAATTACAACTGGCCGGCCTTTACGCCGATCTCGGCGAATGGCGGCGCTCCGGTTATTCCCAAGGGTTCAGCGGGCACTTGGGACGCAACGGACATCGCCAATCCGGAACCGTTCTACGACAGCCTAAATTCTCGCTGGGCGATGCTTGTGTCGGGTTACACCGCTGCCGCGCATTCGACGAACGGGAACGCGGCCAATTCGAACATTCTGAACCTCGGGCTGTGGACATCGACGACCATCGATGGGCCGTGGACCGCAGACGTTTCGAATCCGGTGATGCTCGCGAATGGAACGGATGGCTTCTATTCGTTCAACGGCGGCGCCATTCTGATCGGCAGCACGTATTACCAAGCCTACGTGTCTGATAACGGCACGGATATACGGTGGGCGACAAGCCCCGACTTGCATACGTGGACTAGAGTCGGCTTGATATGCAGCAATACCGTTCCGGCGGCGAACAGTGCATGGCGGGCGCAAGGTGTATTCGATCCGATGTTGCGCGTCCGGCAGGGCAGCAACGTCATTGAGATGTGGTGCTGCGGCGTCGGCCTCGACTCCATCAGACGCTTCGGGTTGCTCGCGTCGAGCGACCTTGGCGTGACGTGGGTCGATCAAAGTGCGGTCATTCCGGCTGCACTTCCGCCCGTGGGCCTGTTCCGCAATGACTCTGCTGGCGAGCCTTCTATCTATGTCCCGCCTGGGCAGGAAGGCAAGCAGTACCTCATCTCGTTCGATTATGTGCCGCAGACTCAATCCGGCAATCCGGCTGTTGCGCGCTGGATCGGGCAGGGCATTTCGCTCGACGGCGGCGTGACATGGGCATGGCGAATTGGCGCTGGGCAGCCCGGTGCGTATTCGTGGGAAAGCACTCAGAACTTCGATTCATTCATTGTCGATGCAGGTGACGGAACGCTGCGTCTGTTCCATAGCGGCGCGAATGTCAGCGGCCCGGCTCTCGGACTGAACATCCAGATCGGCCAACAGAACGCCCCCTGGGGCAAAACAACCCTGGCGGTGGGGTTCCCCGTCGTCACATTCAAAGGAGCAGTCATGGCAGGCAGCGTAATTACGGCGGGCACCACGCGCACGCAAGCGGGTGCAACGCAGATCACGGCGGACGTAACGACCGTCAACACTTCCACGGCCGCTACGGCGGGCACCAACTTCGGCGACGGCGTAGCACTGCCGCAGATCGGCTCGGGCACCGACAAGGTGTTCCTGATCAACAACACGGCCAATCCGGTTCAGGTCTACAGCTACAACGTTTCGTCCGGCACGGCCGACACGATCAATGGCATTGCGGGCGCGACGGGCGTCGCCATGCCGCCGAACTCGTCGGCAACCTTCATCGAGGCGAATCCGGGTTCGTGGACGTGTCTGCTGGATGCTCCGCAGACCGCAGCGTTCAACACCGTTGCCAGCGCGGCGACACTAAACCTCAACGCCGCACAGATTTCGGGCGGCGAAGCCTCGGTTGATCTGGCGATCACCGGCGCGCAGGGTGGCGCGATCACCGCAAACCTGCCGACGGCTGCCAATCTGTTGCAGTCGCTCTATGGTCCTGCGGTTGGCACCACCTATCGTCTGCGCATCACGAACACGAACACGGGGCAGACGATCACGGTGACGACGGCGACCGGTTGGACGCTCACCGGCACGATGACTATCGCGACGGCAACATGGCGCGAGTTCGTAGTGACTGTCACCAGCGCGTCGGCTATCACCCTGCAGAACGTCGCCGTCGGCACGTTCAGCTAAGCAACCATCCAGCAGCGATTCGGGCGTCCTTCGGGGCGCCCTTTTTATTTGAGGTCACGAAATGACATGGGCACCAATTTCACCGTGGCGGCCAGTATCCGGCACGGGTCAGAACCTCACGATTGGCTCTGCGTCGGTCGCGTCAACGACGTTTGATTCGACCGTTCAGGCGGTTCTCGTGTCTGCCATCGGCGGCAATTGCCATGTCGCAGTAGGGACCGCTCCGGTTGCCGTGGGTACAGACATGCTCGTGAAGGCGAGCGATCCACCGTTTCTGATTCGGATCTCGCCGGGCGAAAAGATCGCGGCGATTCAGGACCAGTCGTCGACTGGCACGCTCAACCTCATTCCCATGACGCACTGATGAGCACGAACAGCCCCGACGGGATGCGCACGGCGTATCACGAAGAAGAAGGAAAGATGATCGTCTCGTATGAGCAGGACATCGAGGCGGTTCTGAAGGTCAATCACGAGCAGCGCGCCATGTCGTCGCGGCTCGCGCGCAAGGGCGACATGCACCACGTCATGCGCGTCCCGACGGTCGTCCTGATGCAGATCGGGCAGCAGACCGGCCTCGACTTCTTCAATCCCGAGGATGCGAAGCAAATCCTTGAGATCCTGAAGCGCCCGGAATACGCCGCGTTCCGCACCTACGACGGGCAGATTTGATCATGCAGCGCTACGTCAACGCGATCGCGGGGTCAAACGGGCTGCCGGTGCTTGGCGCGCTGGTGCAGGTCAACAACTTCCCAGGCGGCACGCCCGCGTCGATCTTCTCCGACAACGGGATCACTGCCGCGCCGAATCCGGTCACGACCGACGTCAATGGCGCGTTCTCCTTCTACGCGGCCAATGGTCACTACCAGCTCGTCATCTCGGGCTTGAACATCCAGACGACCACGCTAAACGACGTGCTGTTGACGGACCTGACGGCGCTTGCGACTTCTTTGCCAGCGTCGACCGGTGTCATCTGGGACAACGGCGGCGTCGTCTCGATTACCTGACCATGATAAAAAAAATCCTGATCGCGGCGCTCTTCGTGCCGCTGCTGGCGCTCGCCCAAACCTATCCGTCGCCCCGATTCCACGCGATCACGCTCGATACTCCGCTGCCTTCTGGTAGCGGCGGCACGGGCGCGGCGAGTCTTGGCGCTGGCACTGTCACGGCGACCGGCGGCACCACAGCCATTTCCCTGTCGAAGTGGCAGTCGTTCCAGCCAACGCCGCAGAGTCAGGGCGCGGCGTGCAATGGCTCGACGAACGACACGAGCGCGATCACGGCGCTCGAAGGGCTTGGCGGACCGGGCTACCTGCCGTACACGGGCAATCCCTGTCTGACGACGCTCGCGACCAACGCGGCCGTCACAGGGCCACTGCGCGGCCCGGGCCAGGTCAAGTCGGCCGATGCCCATCTCTCGGCGCCGATTCACGACGTCGTTTCGAGCACGCCGACGCAAGGGAACTGGAATTCGATCCTCTCGGCATTCGACGGCAACCTGTCGCATGTGCCGTTCGCCGCGGCGCACTACATCACCGGGTCGACGACGCTCGGGCAACCGGTCAGCGGTGAATCAGAGATCCCCGAAACGGCGATCATGGCCGAGTATCTGTTCAATTCGAGCGGCTACGAGTGCTCACTGAATGGTTCCGTGCAATGCCGCACGATGGCGGGCGGGAACTACTTCTACGGCACGCAAGCGGGGCAAGGTGACTTTTCGGGATGGGTCGGCAACATCTTCCTGAGCGGGACGCAGGCGGGCGCGACCAACTTCCTCGCTTCTCCCTCAGCGAACATCATCTCCGGGCAGATCACCGCCGGCGCGGCTCACGTCTTCATGGAGCCGAACGGCGACTTTGACTGCGTGGATGGCGGGTTCGATTCGGCCTGTATCGGTGGCGTCTATAACCTCGATCGCACCGTCAACACGGCCGCGCTCGGTGAGACGTGGATCGGGCAGCGGGTTCAATCGCTCGGCTCGAAGCAGGTCGACGCATTCTTCTCGGGAAAAGGTCCGGCGACGATCGGTCTTGACCTTGGCGGCATGACGGGCGGCGGCATCGGAATCGCTCTGCCGGTGGGGGTCGGCATCTACGGCAACGCCACGAATAGCGGCACGTTCCCGAACACGCTGAACCCCGGCAACGACGAGATCGTTGACAACGCGACGAACGGATGGCAGTTCGTCCAGAACAGCACGACTGCCTTTACGGTCAAGTCGACCGGGATAGGGGCATCCGTCCCGGTTTCGATCACGGCGGCCGGTACGGGCCTCGGCGTCACGAATAGCGCGTCGATCGGCGGCGCCTTGCTGGTGACGGGTGCGCTCACGCCGTCTCAGACTAACGGCATCGTTGGCACCACGACCAACAACAACGCGAACGCGGGATCGGTCGGTGAGTACATCACCAACTCGACGAGCGGCACGAGCATGACGACCGCCACGCCGATGAACGCGACGAGCATCACGTCGTTAAGCGCGGGCGATTGGGATGTGGGGTGTGTCGCTTCATTCGTCCCTGCTGGCGGCACGACCGTTACGAGCGCGGCGCTCGGCGTCAGCACGACATCGGCGACTCAGGGCGCATTGGGCGCGTATGTCATCAGCAACCCGACGACGCCAGCAGGTGTCGGCCCAACCCTCGCATCACCAGTCACGCGCGTGCTGCTCTCAACAGCCTCCAACGTCTATTGCGTCGCCAATTCGGGCTTCGGTGGCAGCACACAGACCATCAACGGTTTCATCCGCGCGCGCCGCATCCGATAGGGGCATCCATGACGATCTTCATCCAACCGGTAGGCTCGGGCACCCCGGCCGGCGTCGCGGGCGTGTACGACTACTTCTCGCTGAAGCAGGCCATTCAAGACTGGTTCGCGCGCTCCGATCTCGGCAACTGGATCGACTATTTTATCCAGATCGCGGAAGCGGACATCTATCGCGACATCTTCACGAACAATCAGGGCAAGGGCGTTCAAGCATTCGAAGCGGCGATCAGCGAGACGATCAACGGCGGGTCGGCGGCACTGCCGACTGGCTACCTCGGCATCAAGATTCTGCTGATCTCGTCGAATGGCCAAACGTTCGAATTGCAGCGCGTCACGCCAGAATTCATCTACACGCAGTATCCCGATCAGACCGCATCGGGCGTGCCTCAGTATTACGCGCGCCTCGGGCAGACGTTCGTGTTCGGCCCGTACCCGGATGCGAACTATTCGCTCTCGGGCACGTACTGGCAGAAGTCGAGCCAGTTGACGGCATCGAACACGACCACGTGGATGACCAATATCATCCCGACCATCCTGCTCGCGGCGTGTGCGCGCGCGGCATCCCGGTTCAACAAGGACCAGGAATCGCTGTCGATGTGGGATGGCGTCTACCAGATGCAGTTGAATAGCTTCATCCTTGGCGACAAGGCCGAAGAACTATCCGGCTCGTCGCTGGCGATGGTGGCGGCATGATCCTGTCGATTGCCGATTTCGCGCCGGACCTTCCGGTCAACAATCAGCAGGGCGCCTCCGCGAACCTCGTCAACCTGTTCCCGAAGACGAAAGAATCGTGGGGACCGGTCGGCACGCTGTCGAAGTTCAGCGGCAACGGACTCGACACGCAGTGCCTTGGCGCCACGGTTGCGATCGACTCGGGCGGCGACAACTACACGTTTGCGGGTGACGCGGCGAAGCTGTACGAACTGATCCCGGGCAATACGACCTTCACGAACGTCAGCAAGGGCGGCGGCTACACGGTCCCGGCCGGCGAGCGCTGGAACTTCACGCAATACGGGCAGCGCGTCATCGCGGCCGCGCAGGGGCAGAACCTGCAATCGTTCGTTCTCAATTCGAGCACCGCGTTTGCCGATCTCGCCGCGGCGGCACCGCAGGCGCGCTACATCTGGACCATCAAGGATTTCGTGATGGTCGGCAATACGTTCGATGGCACGAACGGACAGCAGCCGCAGCGCGTGCAGTGGTGTGCTCTCGACGATCCGACCAATTGGCCGACGGCCGGCAGCACGACCGAGGCGCAACTGCTCGCGGGTTCTCAGATCATCCCCGGCGATCAGGGCTGGATCATGGGTGGCGTCGGCAACCTCGGCACGTCTGACGGCGCGATCTTCTTCGAGCGCGGCATCTTCCGGGTGGTGTTTCAGGGTTCGCCGACGATCTTCGGCTTCTACCCGGCTGAAGGCGCGCGCGGCACGCCCGCACCCAAGAGCATCACGCAATTGGGCGCGCTGGTCTATTACCTCGGTGAAGACGGGTTCTATGCGTTCGATGGCTCGACCTCGATGCCGATCGGTGTAGATCGCGTCGACAAGACGTTCTGGAACACGGTGAACACGGCCTATCTGCAGAACGTGATTGGTGCGGTCGATCCGATCAACCGACTGGTGATGTGGCTGTATCCGTCGACATCGGCGCCTGGCGGGATTCCCGATTCGATCCTCGTCTACAACTGGGCGCTGAATAAGTGGGGTTCGGCCGATGTCAACGCCGAATACATCTTCCGCGCGATCACGCAAGGCTACTCGCTCGACTCGCTGGACAGCACCGGCTACACGCTCGATTCGCTGCCGTTCTCGCTCGATTCGCGAGTGTGGACGGGCGGCCAAGTCCTGATGGGCGCGTTCACGCCAGATCACAAACTGGCCTATTTCACCGGCTCGCCGGCGCCCGCCACGGCGGACACGGTGGAGATTGAGCCATTCGGCAGCACGGGAAAACGGGCGTTTCTGAGCACCACGCGGCCGATGATCGACGGCGCGGCGCCTTCGGTGCAGATCGGCGTGCGCAATCGGCTTGTCGATGCGCCGGCATTCACCACGGCGAGTTCGCTGAACGACAACGGCGAGTGTCCGGTGCGTGCTGACGGGCGCTACCTGCGCGCGCGCATCCAGACGAGCGGCAACTTCTCGCACCTTCAGGGCGTCGAGATCCCTGACAACGCGGTTCATGTCTCGGGGTCGCGATGAACAAGGGTTATCCGGCCGTGCCGGTGATGATGCCCGATGAGAAAGAGCATCGCCGGCAGATCGCGCAGGCGGTCAACCAGCAACTGACCGGCAAGCTGAACGCGGTCCTTCAGATGACGCTCACGGCGAGCTCGACCACGACGACCGTCACCGACAAGCGCATCGGCGCCAATACGTATTTCGGATTCCAGCCGCTGACGGCAGACGCGGCGGCGGCTCTCGGCAGCCTCTACGTCTCCTCGCAAGCCAACGGCGACGCGACGCTTACGCACGCCAGTACTGCGAGCGTCGACCGCACCTTCAACGTTCTCCTGATCGGCTAACCAATGCTCTTTGGAATTCAACCCGCCGAAATCGAAGCGGTGTGGGGAGAGGTGCGCCCGTGGATTGAAGCGGCGTGCAAGAGAAATCGCGGCAAGTACGACGCCAACGATATCAAGGCTGGTCTTTTGACGGGTGAAGACCAGTTGTGGATTTGGAAGACGCCGACGGCATTCGCTATCGGAATCACCCGTCTCGCGAACTACCCGAAGCAGCGCGTCTGCACGATCCGCATCGTCACCGGCACGAATGCCGCCGAGTGGCAGGAACAGGCGATGGAAACGATCGAGCGCTGGGCCAAGGCGAACGGATGTCACGCGATGGAGCTTTGTGCACGTCCCGGATGGTCGCGCCGGATGCGCGGCCGGGGATTTGAAACGACACATCTCTATCTGGAGAAAGCATTATGAGTTCCGGTGGCAGCGGCAGCACCACAAGCAATTCGGTATCGACTCCCTGGACCGGGCAGCAGTCGTATCTGAGCAGCGTTTTCAACAACGCGAACAATACGTACGCCGGCTTCCAAGGCAACCCGTCATCTTCCGTTGCAGGCTTCACGCCGATGCAGCAGCAGTCGATGCAGGATACGCAGAACATCGCGAACGGGACACAGTTCGGATTCGCGCCGAACGTCAACAATTCGGCCGGCAGCTATACGCAGAACCTGCTGAACGGCAATTACCTGAACTCGAACCCCGGCAATTCGTCGTTCTCGAATTTCGCCAACGGTTCGATGATGAACAACCCGTACCAGACGGGTGCGATGGACGCCGCGAACGACTCGATCACGCGCGCCTATCAGACCGCGACGGCACCGCAGACGACGAGCGCAATGGAAGCTTCAGGTCGGTACGGCTCGGGCGCCAATCAGAACGCGGTCAGCCAGAACCAGCAGAACCTCGCGACGCAGCTCGGCAACACCGATGCGACGCTCGCGAACAGCATGTACCAGACGAACATGGGCAACATGCTGCAAGGCGCGCAGGGGCTTTCGAACAACTACAACACGGCGTCTCAGCAGCAGCTTGCTGGCTCGGCGAACGCGCCGAACGTGGTCAATTCGATCAACTCGGCCGCGACGAACCTCTACAACACGGGCGGCAATCAGCAGGCGCTGAACCAGTCGTATATCAATGCGCCGTGGCAGATGCTGAATAACTTCTCGAACCTGATCCAAGGTCAGTACGGCGGCAACACGAGCACCACGACGCCGTACTACACGAACCCGGCAGCGGGCGCGATGGGCGGGGCGATGGGCGGTGCTGCGCTCGGCAGCATGATCAGCAACGGTTCCAACTATGGAAGCGGCGCGGGCGCGGCCCTCGGTGGCCTCATGGGTGCCTATTCCGATCGACGCCTGAAGATGGACATCGAACTCACCGACGAAAGCCTCGACAACGGTTTGCCGGTCTATCGCTATCGCTACCTGTGGGATGCGCCGGAAACGCGCCGCTTTGGCGTCATGGCCGACGAAGTGCGCCGCGTGGCGCCGCATGCAGTCGAGCGGGATTCGACCGGCTTCGACAAGGTGAACTACGACGCGATCGGAGGCGCTCATGTCCTTATTCGGTAACGTCTTCGATTTCGCGAAAGACAGTCTGGGGGAAATCGCCGGGCATCCGCTTCAAGCATTGGGCGCGGCCGCGGGCGTCCCCGGCTACGACCCGCTGATCGGCGGTCTGTTCAATAACGGCTCCGGCGGTGCGTTGTTCAGCCCGACCGGAAACTTCACGCAAGGCGCGTGGCAGGACATGTATCGCAACAACCCGGGCAATACCGGTGCGCTCAACATGTTCAGCGGCCTCAACGGTATCGCGGACAAGATCGCGCCGATGATTGCAGGCAACTTTGCTGCTCCCGGCATCGGGGCGGCATTGGGGAGTGCTGGCGGTGCAGGCGCGGGTGCAGCGGGTGCAGGCGTGGCGGACGCCGGGAGTGCCGGCATAGGTTCGGGGCTTGGCGGTGCCGGCCTTGGCACAGGCGCGGCATGGGGCGGCGCAGCGGCGTCCCCAGTGGTCGGCAGCGGCACGGCCGGACTGTTCAGTTCGGGCGCCGGCGCGGGCGGAATGACTGGCCTCTTGGGCGGTCCTGCGGCGCTTGGCGACGCGGGGCTGACGGGCGCAGTCGGTGCGGGCGGCTCGGGCCTCGGTGCTGCGGGCGACATGGGCGCCGCGCTCGGGTCCGCGCCGACGGGGATGTTTAGCGGCCTGCTACCCGGTGGCGGCATGAGTGGCACTTCAGCCGGCGCGCTCGGTGGCGGCATCTCTGGAAACGTGGCCGGCGCTGCGCCGGTGGGCGACGCAACGATGGGCGGCCTGTTGAACGGATCGCCCTCGCCCAACATGGGCCAGATGATGAACCAAGGGCAAAACATGATGCAGCGGAGCAATCAGCAGCCCCAGATGATGGGCCAGATGCCGCAGCCGCAGAGATTCGGTAATCAGCGCCCGCAGCAGCAAATGCCGCTTGGTCCGTCGATGACCTACGCGAGCTTCAATCAGGCGGGACAACCTGGAATGACCAATCCGTTCGGATTCGGGAGCGCATATGGGACTGTTTGACGGATCGGGCGATCCTAGCGGTGGCATGGGCCTGATGGGCATGTATGCCAACCCGCAGACGGCTGCGTTGCTTGGCATGTCGCAAGGGCTTCTGTCGGCCTCGGGGCCGTCGCGCATCCCTGTATCGATGGGTCAGGCGATGGGCGCGGGTATGCAGGGCATGCAGCAGGGCGCCGGCAATGCGTTTCAGATGCAGCAGCAGATGCTGAAGATGCGCGCGATGCAAGGGTTGATGGGCGGCGATACGACGGGCATGGGCGGTGCGCCTGCGGCACAGCCGAGCCAGCCCAATCCGACGATGGCGCAGGGCGCGCCGGTAACGGGCGCGGCGAATGCCGGCCCGATGTCCGGGTTGTCTGCCGGGATGGGCGGGATGGCGCCGCAGATGCCGCAGCAGGCAGCGCCGGCGGCCGGCCCCGCTTCCGCTGCCGGCACCATCTACGGGCGCTCGCCTCAGCAACTGTTCCAGCAGGGCATGCTGATGAACGTTGCCGGCATTCAGGGCGGCGGCGATCTCATGCGCGTGGCAGTCGAGCACGATCCGACGTTGGCGATGCAGATGCCGACGGACATCTCTAAGATGGGCTATCAAGCTGGGATGACGCCAGCACAACTTCAGGCTGCGAATTTGGCGGGCGTCACGAAGGCCACCAATATTCCATTGGTGGCCGGACGGGCCGGCGCGCCCATGTACGACTATCAAGGCAATATCGTGGCGATGGCTCCGAAGATTCCGGATAATGCTATCCCCAATATTCAGGGCGGTCGCATAACCGGGGTAACCGGCTTGCCGGGGGCAACCGACGTTGAGAAGGCCAATGCGGCGGCTGGCGCAATCGGCAAGGCATACGGCACGAACACGACCGGATATTCAAATGGCAAGCCGGTCTTCGTCAATCAGGGCGCTCTCTCGGATCAGTTGACGGGTGGGTCTCCCGGCGCGGGCGTGCCCGGCTTCACGCCGTTCCAGAACGCGATTCGGCAGGTCGAAAGCCAAGGCAGTCCCGCTGCTGTCAATCCGGCTTCTGGCGCGGCCGGAAGCATGCAGGTCACGCCGACCGGCGCGGGTTCGTCCAATCCGGGCTTCGGCGTTCGGCCGGCAGCAAATAACTCGCCTCATGAATTGCAGCGCGTCGGCGCCGACTATGCGAATGCTATGCAGCAGCATTATGGCAACGACACGGATGCGGCTGTCGCGTACAACTGGGGGCCGCAGAACGCCGACAAGTGGATTTCTGCTGGGCGCCCGTGGAAGATGCTTCCCCCCCAAACTCAGTCGTACGTCGGGCAGGTTCACGCGCAGATGCAGAATTTTTCAGGTCAGGGCGGCAGCGCTCCTGCGGTGGCGCCGGAGAATCCGGCGGGCTACAGCAGGGGCCAAGAGGATTTGCAAGGCGATCTCTCGAAGAAATGGACGGCGCTAAATAGCGCGAACTCGCAGGCTCAGACAACCGTTTCATATCTGGACAACATCCGGTCGCTTGCTCAAAAGGCGGCACTCGGTCAGCAGTCGGACAAACTGAATTATGTGAATGGTCTGCTGTCGCTGGCAGGTTCCGAGAAGGCTACGGATACGGTCACTGCCAATAACCTGCTTGACAAATACAGCAACCAGATCGTCTCGCGCCTCGGCTCCGGTGATCTTGGGACGGATGCGGCGCGCTCTATCCTCCAATCCGCCTATCCGAATTCGCACATGAATAAGGACGCGATTAATGAGGCGGCAGACAACCTCGTCGGCGCAAGCCAAATGACGCAGGCGAAAGCGCGCCTCTTGCAAGGCGACTTCAACTCGCGCAACCCGCAAGCCTACAGTCAGAAGGAAATGACGTTCGACCAGAACGCCGATCCGCGCATCTGGCAATTCCAGAACATGAACCCGCAGCAGAGGCAGGCGTTCAAGGCCAGCATGACCCCCGCGCAACAGGCTTCGTTCGGCAAGCAAATGCGCAACCTTGAATCGTTGGGGGTGTTTCAATGAGCCTCGCGGATGATTTCGACGCCATTCAGGCGGCCAGTGCGCCCGCATCAGCATCCGCGCCGTCTCTGGCGGCGCAATGGGATGCGACGCCGAATACTCCTGCTCAGGTTGTTCCGCCTAAAGTGCCAGATAGCTCGTCATTTTGGGGAGATGTCGGCCACCAACTCGGGCTGACAGCTCGCGCGGGCGTGACTGGCGTAACTGCACTTCCGGCGATGGTTGGCAATGCGCTGAACTCGGGCGTCAATCTCGGGATTCGCGGCGTCAATTCCGCGGCCGGCTCGAATATCCCGCAGCTTCAGATGCCTTCGAACGTGATCCAGCAAGGAATGAACTCCGCTGGATTCGCGCAGCCTCAAAACCCGACCGAGCGCGTCGTCCAGGCGGCGACCGCTGGAATGGCTGCGGCGCCTACATCTATGGGATTAGGCGGCATCTTGTCGGGGTCTGCATCTCCCGTCGTGGCAGCTGTCGGGAACGGCATGAAGATCGCTCCCGGCATGCAGATTTTCGGCGGGGCTGGCGCTGGCGCGGGTTCACAAGGCGCAGCGGAACTCGGGTTGAATCCGTGGTGGCAGCTTGGCGCCGGTGTCTTGGGTAGCACGCTTGGCGTAGGTGCCGGTTCGGCGCTGACTTCCGCCGCTCGGGGCATTGCTGGCAAGGTAGGAAATTTCACCGCGCCTCCGCTTAGCGGCCCGCAAGCCGCTGCTCGCGCCGACGCGGGCGTTGATCGAACGATCTCTGATCTTGGCCCGCAAGGCGGATCGCTGTTCTCGCCGACTGAAATCGATCCGCTCAAGCAGCAAGTCGCAAGTCAGATCCAGCAATTCCCGACCGCGAGCCCGGCAGCGGCGGTACGCGCGCAGGACTTCCGCAATCTCGGAATGCAACCCACTCTCGGTCAGATCACTCGCGACCCGATGCAGTTCGCGCAAGAGATGAACTTGCGGGGCGTCCCGGAAGTGGGAGCGCCGCTCACGCAGCGTTTCAATGGACAGAACACGCAGCTTCAGCAGAACCTGTTCAGCCTCGCCGGTCAGCCGGCCGATGCCTACGCAGCGGGTACACAGCTTCAGAACACGCTCAAATCCATCGACAATCAGATGGGATCGCAGGTCACTGCGGCATATAACGCCGCGCGCGCGTCAAGTGGCAAGAATCTCGATGTGCCGCTTACGGGCGTAGCGCAGGACTATGCGCAGGTTATGAACGACTTCGGCGACAAGGTTCCGAGTGGCGTTCGAAACAACTTCAATCAGCTTGGTCTGATGGGTGGTACGCAGCAAAAGACGTTTTCGATTGAGAACGCCGAAAATCTTCTAAAGGTCATCAACTCGAACCAGAGTAACGATCCGGCGACGAACGCGGCGCTTGGTCAACTGCGCAATAGCGTGAAAAACGCAATCCTGTCTGCTGACGACAAGGGCGGCGTCTTTGCGCCGGCTCGCGCCTTGGCGGCGCAGCGTTTCGCCCTTCAGGATCAGGTTCCGGCGCTCGAAGCGGCGTCAAGCGGAAGCGTAACGCCCGATGCCTTCGTGAATCGCTTCGTGCTGAATGGCGATACGAACAGCGTCCTAGGGCTGTCGAATCTCCTGAAGCAGCACTCGCCAGCAACTCTCGCGGAAATGCGCGCACAGGTCGGCGGCAGGCTGTCTCAAGGTGCGTTCGGGCAGAATTCAGGCGGCGATGCCTCATTCGCTCCGAACCGTTACGCGAATGTGCTGAGCAACCTAGGCGATACGAAATTGGGTGCCTTTTATACGCCAGACGAGATCGCGCAGCTTCACACGATCGGCCGCGTCGGCGGCTACATGAACAGCTTCCCAAGCGCCGCGCCCGTCAATACCTCGAACACGGCATCGGCGATCACTGGCTTGCTCGGAACAGGCGTGAAGAAGGTTCCGTACATCGGGCCACTGATCCAAGGCGCGCAGAACCGGGCATTCGTGACGCGAGCGCTTGCCGGGTCACTTGGCAACGCGCCGGCTCCTGTCCCGCCGTCTCCGTTACCGCCATTGCCGCTTGGCCTGCCGTCTTCCGCGCCAGCGGCGTATCGCTGAAACACTGCCAGACAGCAAGTGATAGATCGCGATCGACAAAAGAGGTCCGATCGCGATCATTCCAATGTTGTTCATAAATCCCCCGAACCCCGCCACGCGCGGGGTTTTTCATTATAGGTGAACCGAAATGGCAATGTATCAGTGGTCCACCACGCCGGCCAACAATGCGTCGGCTGGTTCGATCAACTGGGCTGAACAGCAACCCGCGTCGACGGTCAACGACAGTGCACGCCAGATGATGGCCGATGTCGCGACATGGTATGCCGGTCCTGAATGGCTCAACTACGGCGTCACGCCGACGTACGTCAGCGCAACCGTGTTCACGATGGCTGGGAATCAGGGAGTCATTTACCCGCTCGGGCGCCGCGTCCGCGCGACGGTGAGCGCGGGCACGATCTACGGAACAATTTCCGCGTCCGCGTTCACGTCACTCACGACCGTCACCGTCAAATGGGACTCGGGCGCTCTGGATAGCGGCTTGTCAGAAGTCGACGTCGGTCTGCTGAATCCGGCCTTTTCATCGCTGCCGAGCTTCACGAATTTCTCGTGCGCGTCCCTGACCGTCACGGGCGGTAATGGCCTGACACTCAGCGAGATCGTTTCCCCCTTTGTGGCTCCAATCGCTTTCGGCGATGGCTCCGGCTGGACGCTCGCCTATCAGACGATGCTCGGCGCTACGTTCGCGACGATGACGGACCAAGGGAACATGACCATTGCCGGGACGCTCACCCAGCACTCGGACAGGCGCCTCAAGACCGACATCAGGGCAATCGACAACGCTCTGAAGCGCCTCCAGAAGCTCAACGGCATCACGTACCGGCTCAAGGATGGCGACGTGCGGCAGATCGGTCTGATTGCACAGGACGTGCAGCGCGCGGCGCCTGAAGCGGTCAAGGAAGGTCCGGGCGGCTATCTGTCGGTCGCATACGGGAACCTCGTCGGGCTGCTCGTCGAAGCCATCAAGGAATTGTCGGCGGAAGTCGACGCACTGAAATCTAAATAGACCATCACCGGGGAAATCATGGATCAACACATGGCTGCCATTGTAGAACTGCGCGAGCGGGTTCGAGCGCATGACGAAGATATTGCTAGGCATGATCAGCACTTGGCGAAGCTGGATGAAACGGTGGCCGAGTTGCGCACAGCTATAGCGATCGTCGCGACGAAGGACGATATTCTCCACCTCAGCCGGAACATCGACGAGAAGTTCAACAAGCAACTCACCGATGCGCACAACTCGATACCGGGAAAGATTGGCCTGTTTCTGACGGGCGGCTCGGTGCTGATCGCGGTGATCACGCTGTTCCTTGCGCATCATGGATGACGAAACCATAGAGGGCCGCTTCGAGCTTCACGACGAGCGGCTCGACCACTACGGCGAGCGCATCGACATGCTCGAAGGCGCGCGCGATCAGAGTCATAGCCGGCGGCTCGAATGGATCGTGATCGTGCTCGTCGCGCTCGAAGCGGTCTTCGAAATCCTCATGTACTTCCACCCACATGCCTAGCCTTCTGCGCCTCTACGCGGTATTCCGCGAGCCGAAAGTCTTCCTGACGGTGTTATGCGGGTTCATCACGATGTCGTTGACCGCGCACGTCATGCGCGCATATGACGCGGATCTCGGGCTGACGAATCTGATTCTGTCCATGGAAGCATCAATCTATGGCGTCGTCTCTTCAATGATGGTGAAGGGGGTATCTCGGAAACAGGACGAAATGGCGGAAATGCAGCGCAAACAACTCGACGCGCTCCTTTCGATGGCCGAATCACAGAGAGAAATGACGATCGAGCATGGAACGCATTTGCGTGCGATTCGCGATATTGAAGAACGCAGGTTGAAAACACTCACCGCAAGGGAGGAATGAATGCAGTACTCGAAACAGGGAATGGCTCTCACCGAGCAATTCGAAAGCTGTCGTCTCGTGGCATACCCCGATGTCAAGGGCGTGATGACGATCGGCTGGGGTCATACGCTGGCCGTGCATCCGGGCATGGTCTGCACGCAGGAAGAGGCCGACAAATGGCTTCTCGACGACGTTGCCGCCGCGGTGAACGCGGTCAACCTGCTAGTCAAGATCGGTCTGACGCAGGAAGAATTCGATTCTCTCGTTGATTTTACGTTTAACGTCGGCATCACCGCGTTTCAGCATTCGACGATGCTCCGACTGCTCAACGAGAACGACATCGAAGGCGCGATCGGTGAATTTGAACGCTGGGACGTATCGGGCGGCCAGCACGTCGCCGGCCTGCTGCGCCGGCGCAATGCCGAGCGCGCGCTGTTCACCCTCGGAGCCGATCTATCGGGGGAAGCTCACGCCCAACCGGAGGCCGTGCAATGAATAGCTCACCCGTCTCAACCGGCGCATCGGCTGTTACCGGCGCAATGCTCGGCGGCTGCATTGTCTGGTTATGCCAAGCATGCAAGCTTCCCGCGCCTCCCGCTGAAGTGGCAGGAACAATGGGCGCAATCGTCCTGACCGCGGCGCACTACGTCGTCAACCTCATCAACGCCCGTAGCACCCCCGAAGTACCTACCCTCAAGCCCTGAAGGAAAGACCATGAAACGTATGCTGCTCGCGGCAGGAATTGCCGCGTCTATCGCTTTTGCAGGCTGCACCACGACCCAACAGGCCGACGTGGCACAGAAGGCCCAGATGCTTCAGCAACAGGCCGCGAAGGCATGTAGCGTCGTCCAGCCCACATTGCTCTCGATGCAAGCGCTGACGACCGGTGATGCGGCCAAACAGGCTCTCTTCGCTGAGATCGTGAAGGACAACGCCGCAGTCTGCTCGGGCACCGCAACCATCGACCCGGCCAGCGTCGCGACTCTCGTCAATTCGAGCATCCCCGCGGCGATTCAGGGCGTCGCGCTGCTTCCCGTCGACCCGGCTACGAAGACCGCAATCCAGATTGGCCTGATCGCGTTCCAGACGGCTCTGTCGGCAGCACTGGCGCAGTACGGTCCGGTTGCGGCTCCTGCGCCGGCGCCCGCCGCCTAGCGATGTTGTGCCTGATGGAATCGATCGGCTTGTCCACGGCTAGATAAATGCCGACTGCCATGATGAATGTCAGGATCAGCGACAGCAATCCCTTGTCCATCGGGCCATTGTAGAAGCACAGCATCGCCGAGAAGACCAAGATGTGCCCGAGATAAACCGGGTATGAAAGCTGGCCGATGAAGTTGTCGATCGCGCTGTTCTTCGTCAGGCTGAACAGGAACGGCGTGCCCGCGGCGACGGTTAAATAGAACGCCCAACTCTGCCAGCAGTCGAGATTGGAAGCATATTTCCAGAATGGCGGGAACGCGATCAGACCGAAGATCACTGCAGCCGCGAAGATCCCGGCCGGCTTCGTCCACGCGGCATCCTTCACGCAGGCAAACAGGCGGTACGCGATCACGCCCATCAGGAAGAAGACGAGATCGGACGGGAAGAAGAAGTATCGCCACGGCTCGGGACCGACGCCGGTATGGTAGAGCGTGAGGCGCAGCGCAGCGCTCGCGGCAGCCAGCAGCGCAATCGACTTCAGCGACCGCGTGACGATGAACGGCGCCAGGATGTAGAAGTAGGCTTCGAGACTCAGCGACCAGATCGGGCCGATGACATACTGCCAGTTCTGCGGATGCTTGAATGGAAGGATCTCCGCGCCGAAGAAGAACAGGTTGCAGAAGAACGCGATCGGCGTCATCCACGATTCGCCGTGGGTGAATGTGAGAAACGACGGCGTACCGCTCGCGACATAGACCAGCGCGAACCCGGCCAGGATCACCCAGTTCGCCGGATACAGCCGCAGCGCGCGGTTGAAATAGAAGCGTCGCGTTCCGTCGGGCATCTTCGAATACTTCTCGTTGATCACCATCGCCATGTAGAAGCCGGACAGGATGAAGAACGCGAAGACGGCATGCCCCGACCAGACGTACAGGTGCATGCCATTTCTCGACGCTGGGGAATGCCAGTCCATCAGCCGCGCGCCACCGCCAAAGGCGTCGTAGGCATGCGCCGCGAAGACGGACAGCGCCAGGATTATTCGAAGTAGGCCCATAATCTCCTCTCGGTATTTTTTGCTTAGTTTTTATTCAGTCAGCGCGCGGATTTTACTACAGCGCGATATTCATCTGTTCAAAACTAAGCGCAAGTATTTGATTTCATTAGGACGTAATTGCTCATTTCGGCACATGTTTTTGCGTGCTGAAACGGAGATAATTCTTTGAAAATAAAGCGAAAATCAACGTCTTCAGGCGCCTACATCTCCGAGGTGGTACCGATTAACCTAGATCCCTTTATCAGCAACGTTTTTCGGATGGGCGTTGAACAGGCGTGGAATATTTGTCGTTAATTCTGCTCATACACTGCCCCTCGAAGCAGGTCTGAAAGAGATGCATCCCATGCCGTTGACTCGGGGTTAACGGCCGGCCGTGCTAGGTTATAGATCGGCTTGAACTTGTCGATGTATAGTGCCTCCAGATGCGTCAATTCTCCGATCTTGCATTCGACGACGAAAATTCGATTGAACTGCTTTTGTCCTTCTCTTCTGTGATCTGACAAACGTGCCATGACGTTCAGCGATTGACCGACATAGACTATCGTTTCCTGATCCAATAGGAAATAGACGCCGCAAATGTGATCGAACATCAGTGCCTTCATGGCAATGGTGTCCTGCTCCAAAAGACCACGATAGTCTATATAGCCATGCTTAACAGATTGCTGAGCGTGAGTTCTAAGACCACGCCTACCTTCAACTTCACGATTGGCTTCTTCGGCATATTGGACGGCGCGTTCGCGGTCAGTTCCAATTGATTTAGTACGTCCAGTTATAAGACTTCGGTATCTGAAATGCTCATTTCCGTTTCTGATCTGAGAATATAGATTCTCCGGAAGCCCCGTTCTACCCTTGCTTCTTGGTCTCGCCATTTTTTTCCTCAATCGTGACTTTGATCGGCGCGATTCCCCGGCTGTCGGCGTACATTTCCGCCATCGCGTCGGTCATGTGGCCGAGCAACGCTTTCGTGTCGACGCCACCCTGCTCGTCGTAAAGCCGCTTCGCCAGGCTGCGAATCTCGTGAAACGTGGGCGGATCGTCGCCTGTGATTCCCGCCAGCTCGCGCGCCGCGGCGAACGCCATCGATATGCTGCCGAGCTTCACATGCGAGCCACGCACGGCGCGCCCCTGATTCTTGATATGGTGGATCAGGTACTTGCTAACGACGCCGGTCGACTTGCAACGCGCGATTACATCAGCCAGCGACAGACCAATCGCGTCGAGTCGCAACGCAACTGGAATCTCGATCTTCACCGAAGTCTTCGAGCGCTGAAGAAGGACGACGCTTCCGGACGAGAACGAGCGTTCCCAACGCGCGATGGTTGCCCGATCCTGTCCTGAGACGAGCGCCAGAAGCATCGCGTTCTGCAACCAGTCGTTCACTTCCGGCGCCTTCTCGAAGATCGCCTGAAATTCTTCCAGCTTCAGCCGGCGCCGTTTCGTCTTCGGCTTCGGCCGTTCCGTGTCCGTGACCGGGTTCTCTGTCATCCAGCCGAGTTGCTTTCCCTTCCGGCAAATTGACATCAGGCGGTTGCGAATCGCCTGAGCCGTGCGCTTTTTGTCCTGCTCCACAAGCGGCTCGATAAACTCGGCGACGTGCTTTGTCGTCAGTTCGTTGCATGGGACTGTGCCGATTGCATTGACAATCGCTCCATCGAGATACCCGCGCGTTTTCAGCGTCGAAGCCTTCTGGCCGTCCGTCGACATACGTTTGATAAGGTCGGCGACCGTGTTCGTCGGGGCTGATAGACGCTCTGCAAGCGTTCGATTCAGCTTCCCGTTCTCCACGATCACGTTCGCCTCTTGCGCCTCGTGGATGGCCTGCGCGAGCGGAATGCGGCCAAGAATGTGCGTCTTCTTATCGCGCGGATCGAGCCACGTATAGTACCCGGGGCGCGGCTCATGCAGGTTCGCCGGCCAGTTGGCGCGGCGTCTTATCCGTGGGCGGGCTGCCATTATTTTTGTATGCGCTGGGCCAGTGAAGGCCGGGTTGATCGGTCCTGAAACGTGGCGTTCTGATCGACATAGTACGCTCGCCCGACCTTCACGGGCGCCGGCCATATTTTTCCGTCACGAATCCACAGGCGCGCGGTTCGGATGGCCGGCGCCGGCTCGAATTCCCGGCGCAACCATTCGTCGAGTCGAAGCTTCATCTACGCTCCCTCCTTCTTCGCCACGACCGAGCCAACAATATCGAACGCAGCGTGCCTTGCGTCTCGGTGGCCTACGCGATAGGCCATCCGAACTGCTGCATCTTCGAAATGCTCCGGTTCTTTGCACGGGATATTCATAATGTCCATGCGCATCTTGTCCGCCAACTCCTCTGCTTTCTCTCGAAACTCGTCTGCGAACTTGGCCTCAGCTTCGGCCGCCATCTGGTAGTGGTCGCGCTCCTTCCGCAACTCCTCGCACTTCGCCATCCACTCAGCATTGAGGCGGACATGCTCGCGGTTCCGTTCTTCTCGCGCTCGCTCGGCGGATAGCAGGGCTTCGGCGAGACTCTTGCGAAGGCAGCCGATTTCGTCGAGCAGGGCGATGATCATCAATGGATTGGCGGCTACCAAATACTCATGATCCGCGCGATTGTGCACATCGGCTATCGTCGCATACGTCTCTTCGTCATCGTCAACGACACGCTGATTTCCGCATACCTGTCGATGACCATCGCTGTACGTTTCCGGAAACCATTCTCCTGGCGTCGCGGCTTCCGCCAGTTCGCGCAGCTTTGTATGATCGGTCACGGTTGCGGCTCCTTGTTGGCGGCGAGGATAGCGGCGTCGATTGCTGCATCAACACTGGCGTCGAAACGCTCGCCAACCCAATCTGAGTGAAAGTCGTGCTCCACGCCTACGAATCGTTGAAACCGGAGCGTAGCGCTTTGTTCGGCTGTGAACGATGCGCCAGCGCGTAGGAATCGATACCGCATGGCGTCCGCACGCTCAGGCGTAGGGGCGGCGTAGTTCGGGAATCCCTTTTCTTTCGCTAGCGACGCAAGACCAGCAGCAAGGCCAGCGGCATGTGCATTGCCTCGCAAAATCGCCGTGCGGATCGTTTCCGAGCAGACGAGAAGATCGACCGGCTGCGCCTCACGCGGTGCGCACTCGGCTTGCGGGGCGTAATCAGCCACCGTAGCGGCAGCGTCCAGCGGAATGTTCATCACGTTCTGCGCCTCACCCTTGCCGATGGCTTGCGGGGCGGTGAATAGCGTGCGCGCTTCCACATGCTCAGGCATGTTTGTCGTGATCCGCTCATATGCCCCTGCATCGCAGTCATGCCAGCCGCTCAAATCTCGGACCTTGTACTGATACACCGCCTCACCCTTGCCGCCATCGGATAGAAGGGCGCGTTTCTGGTCATCTCTCATTTCTGTTCCTTTTTTGCGCGTTCGTTGTAGGTGCGTGAGTTAAGCTGCCAGTCGCGTTTCGACCAGAGAGCGATTCGATTCGAACACTGCCCGAGCAAAGCCCATCGGCGTAGCGCTTCGGAAATCGGCGCGTTCGTCTGACGGCGGCGCCGCATGTATCCGATTGTCTGGCTTGCCGAGATAGAGATTTATCTCTGGCTCTGGCATCACGAATCCTCCACCAGTCCAAAGACAAGTTTTCTTTGTGTAGTTGTCGTTCAGGTCGAACGCCGAGTATTCGAACGGGTGGAACGTGTAATCAGCCCTTCGCCAGTATGTCGAGATAGTGCTGACCGGGTTCTCGATCAAGTACGGCGCGTCGCTGGCCTCTGCAAACTCCGCAGCAGTGGCGAACATCTGCACCGACTCAGCCAAGGCGCGTAGTCCCTTTCCCTTGAACCAGCGCGCACCAGATACAGCCAGGTGAGTGCAGGGCGGAAAGGCAAACACAATCGCAACCTTCCCGGTGACGAGCGGCGCGCGGTGCATCAGATCGAACGGGACGAACATGATCGAACCGGCGCCCACGCGCTCGAATCGAGGATGCTCGTGCGCGATGTCGTAACAGACGCACTCGTATCCTGCCTCTGCCCACGGTCTAGCCATGTTCCCCGTTTTATCGAACAAGTCGACTACGATCCCGTTCATTCTTACCTCATATCGTTTATCGCTCGTAGGTGCGTGAGAGCGGCGGTCTTTGTGCGGTGGGTCATGCGTCACGGGCGCGAATCATTGCATCGGCCATGCGGTAGCAGTGGTCCGCGAGGCGGTCATAAAACGATGCCTCGTCGCACATCACCGGGCCGATGGTTTTCGCAAGCTCCTGTCCCGCGAAGTAGTCACGCAATGACATTCCCTCTTCAGCCATGTACTCGATATTAGGGAAGGCGGCGCCCCCGTTGTTCTTCTCGCTCATCTCATATCCTTTCGATTAAAAAATGCAAGACATACATCGCAGCGATTACAGCAAGCACGATGTTGCTTCCGGTCATGCTGCGCGGCGGTTGAGTTCTTCGATCATCTGATCGACCTCTGCGTTGAACTGCAGCAGGCCGGGGAGGAGGATCTTGTCGATGTAGGTGCTGTCGCGCGGGACGCGCTTGACGAACAGGCGGAGCTTTTCGCACTGGCGCGGGTCGTATGAGACGAAGTCCCACCACTGCCGGCCGGTGACGAGCATCCCGCCTTGAATCTGCGGAAGGTGATCCGGCGGCACGCCGTCGAGCCACGTGCCGATGTGAACGCCTTCATCCATCGGGCATTTCATTTCGCCGCCGCCGTCGTCGTCGACGAGGAAGTCCGGCGAGGCACCGATAAACGGATAGTCGGGGTGGCACACGAACTGCGCCTCGACAGCGATGTTTCCTGTCGCCAGCTCGTACGCCTCACGAGCAAACTGCTCGACCTCCGTCCCGTATCGCAGCGCCTGTCCGCTGATCTCATGCCGCGGGATACCGGCCATCCGCTCGAAAGCGACCTCGCGCTTGTACTTCTCGCGCGGCGCCAAAGACTCGGGAAGCTTCGGCTGGCCCTTGCGCGGGCCAGACTTGTAGACCTCGCCCGGCTCCGGACGGGTCATCGCGATTGCGTCGATGAAGCGCGACGCGGTCAGCTTCCCTGCGCGCTCGGCGCGCCACGCATCGCTGCGCTGCTCGATCACATCACTCATCGTCGGCTCCTGGCTGGCGTTGTTCGGTCGTTTCGACAGGCGTCGAGTTGGCGATTGCGCCGATCCGGTTTCGTTCGTTCAAGCCGATCGCCGAGCGGTCTTCGACGGACAACTTGCTCCACTCTTCCTTGAATGGCTCGAAGCCCAAATCCTTCGCGACCTTCTCCAGCTTTTTGATGATCTCGTCGTGATACTCGGTTCGCTTCGGTCGGGAGTCTTCAGCGGCCTTCTGAGCAATCTCAGTGGCGCTCTTCCTAACCTCTTGCGCGGCGCCCATGTCGACGATGCGCTCTGCCTCGTCTTGGTCGTAGATACCGACATATCCGAAGGCGAGACGGGCGCACTGGATCATTGCTTTGTGGCGCAGCATCCGCTTCGGGTGTGACTGCCACGGTCCTGTACCGCGCTTGCATTCGGACATGTATTCGGTGATGCGTACCGGCCTCGTGCGATCTTTCCGGTAGATGATGCAGGTGCAGGACTCGTTATCTTGCTCGAAGTCCATGCCATCAAACTGAGCATTCTCGTTGATGATCCGCGACCAACCGTCGACTCCGACCACCGGCACAATGCCGTTGTTCTTGTCCGGGAAGGCGTAGATTTCCTTCGTCCACGGATTCAGACCGTACTGATTCGCGACGATCATCAGCGCGGTCATCTGCGCGTCGGATACTTGACCCTTAAATGCGGTCGCTTTCAGGGTTTCCATCAAGCCCGAGCTGTCACCCATATCCAAACGTGCGGCCAACTTCGATGTAAGTGTTACAAGTGCTGTACTCATTTATTTCTCCAATGTGCCCAAGACTAGGTTGGGCGTTAGTTGTACTACGCGCTCAAGCGCAATGAACGGTGCGGCACTGTTCTGCACGCTGCTCCAAGCTATCCATCACTCCGCCTGCCATCAGGTAGAGCAGCGCGAGAAGCATGGTTGCGGCCCATATCTTCGCTAGTTGCCACATGTCAGCCGATCCCGACGAGAAGCGCGCCGTAGAACACAAGCCCCATCAGTGCGCCGACTGCAATGCCGACCGCCAAATCGCTGAGCGTTACGCATTTATTCAATTCCTGCTCCGTTACGATTCTCACGACTTCTCCTTGTTTTCGTCTTTAGCGAGCAGCAATTCGCCGTAAGCATCCGACAGCATCGCGTACATGACTGCTCGCGGGATGATCCTGTGCTCTTCGCCATATGCTTTGAGTACATCGTCGAATTCTTCTTGTGTCATCGCGCACCCCGAATAAACGCAATCGCCAGTGTCGATCCGATGGCGAAGTAGCTGATGCAGCCAATCACGAATCCATGCATACCACCTCCGTTGGATTGAACGTCAGCGCTTGCAGGTTCGAGATTTGGTCGTTGATCTCGGCGATGCGGGCGGTGAACTCGGCTTGAATTTTTTTCCTCTTTGACATGAGGGCATCCATCATTGCCGCCACAGGATTGAAATCGTCTGGCAACTCGAATTCAAGAACTTTCGGCATGACGGTCATGTACCCGTGGTCCTTCAGTTCCACAGGTGACCATGTGTAGATGTACCCGTTCTTGCTCCAGTTCTCTTGCGCCAGAATGAAGCCTTCGATTTTGGTCGTTGCCATTCTCATCCCCTCAGTTCGGTTTGTCTGTCCATCCGGTCGAATTGCTCGTCGCTTCTATCGCCGTCGTCTTCAATCGCTTCATCGTCGTATTCGGCAAGCTCTTTCTCGAAGACGTACTCGCCGAGCCGAGTAGCGTTGATCACAGTGCATCCGTATTTCATCGCGTCCACCCGAAAATAAACCAATCACCAAACCCGAGTACCGCGAATATGATTGCGAGTTCCATTTCAGCATCCCTCCAGTTCGTTTCGCATACCGGATGCGATGATTCGAGCTGCTACTTCGTGCAACAGTTTTTCGGTCAAGGCGCCCATGCCGCCAGCAGAGAGGCGCTTCAGTTCGATCAAATCGAGTGCTAGGTCGCTCATGTCCGTCTCCTTAGTGCTTCACAGTCAGTGAGTCGCGATGTACGCAGATGCTGCGATCCTTGCGCTGTCCCTTGGCTCGCACCAGCACATAAACCAGCGTGTCGTATTCGAGCTCCACAGTCCCGGTCAACCCTTCGTAAAGCGCCTTGGCGCCGATCTCGCTGATGTGTTTGATGACCACCTTTTCACCGCCGTGCCACTTCTTATTTGCGTCGATCATTTCTATCCCCTGTGTGGTCTTAGTGGAGCGTCAACCCGTGGCGCTCTAGTAAAACCTTCGGCTCTGTCGCGTCGCTGGCTCCGATTTCGCCAGGTCATCCGGTCGGCCCGATTGCAGTTCGGGCTAGACATTCCCAACTCACGTTGCCGGGCTATCCGATGCGCTGCTTGTTCTTCAGTGCA